GAGCTATTAAAGCGCCTTGAGTGGCCCGACAGAAAGAACCTTACCAAGAGATTGGCCATGGGCCCATTGGGAGATCTGCTTAAAAAGCTCGGCGCGCTGGGGGCGCCTCCGCAGTTCCTGCAGTACCTGAAGATGGTGGCCGACGCCGACATGAAGGAGATCGAAAAGGCCCTCAAAACCGGCAAGATGCCCACCATACCGATGATGCTCCAGGCCATGATGACCGGCAAGGATCCGGCTGCCGAGATGGAGAACGCTCAAAAACAGATCGAACTTAACAAGCAACAGTCCGAAATAATGCTTAACATCGAAAGATCCAAGACCGAGAAGGTTAAGCAGATAGTTCAGATAGCAGGTATTCAGTTCGACGCCGAGATAGTCCAGCAGAACTGGACCAAGATAGACGCCATGATCTCCGACAACAGGGAAAAACAGCTTCTCGGGGGTTTCAATGCTGGGGTGAAGGCGGCACAGGGCGTCAAATCCGACAAGGGCCCTTACAACGAAAGTGGTATGGGGTCGAACAACAAGGTGTAGGGAGGCACCTTAATATGGATTCACTTGGAAGAAGAATAAACTCTGTTCTCATGTGTGATGCTGATTGCAAGCTAAGAAGCGGAGGGTTTTGCAACCTAAAAAGTGTTAAGGTCGGTAAAAATGGGGTGTGCGAATATTACACTCCAGAAAAAAAAGATGAAGGCGACTCCGTATTTCTTGCTGTAAACAATGGTGCCGTTGAGGGGTGGGAACTCATTGAGGCAGACAGCCTTGAGTCCGCTATAGATCTTTTGAAGTCCGGGAGAAGCCACGGCCAAGAAGCAAAGATTGTGAAGGCTGTCGATATTGGAGGAATGAAAGTTGCCAATCTACGATCATGAATGCCCAAAATGCGATAAGATATTCGAGGCTATCGCCGGAATTGATGAAATATCCGTTCCTTGCGAGTGTGGCGCTCAGGCCAACCGGATCATATCGTGCGGACAATGCTATACCGGCAACGAAGATGCTGATTGGCTAAAGTCCGTCCTGGAAGTGGTCGACAAGGACAACCCGAGCCCTGCCACCCAGGAATTCATCAAGAACCCGAACAGATCAAACTACAGGGCCTGGATGAAGTCAGAAGGTATCCGGCCACTTGAAAATAACGAACCAATGAGGCCTCAAGCTCCCGATATGTCGAGGGTGAACAAAGAGGTTTGGCGTAAATTTCAGGAAAGGCACAGGATAGAGATATGAGAAAAATACAAATCAACGGGGATTTTCCCATCATCGAATCGGCAGTAGGGCGCGACCGGTTTCTTGCCCAGCAACATCTCAACAACACCGGGAGAGGATATTTCAGGGTAGTCGACACTCAGCGCAACGGCATGGGTATTGAGGCCACCGTGGAGGGTGAAGTCCCCTCAACAGACAAGATCGTCCATGCCGCCGCGTTAGAGCGCCAGAAGCTCATCGATCAGATGATGGCCGACGAGGACCTTTACGAAGAACCGGAGGTTCCGGCCGAAAAGTTCGCCAAGGCCAGAGATGAGGCCGCACCGAAACCCAAGGCAAAGAATAAGGCCGCCAAAAAGAAGTCCGGGGGTAAGGCAAAAGCCAAGTGATGGATGCCAAGGGAAAACTGAAAGATTTGATTGACTTTCTTCAGCGTGTTATTCTACAAGACAAGAAGACAGGCCGGATAGAGATCCATATATCCCAAGGCGGCATAACCAGGGTGGACTTCAAGGAAAAGGTGATTTAATGATAGACAACCCTTGTGTTGCAATGAGCCCGGATTCGGAGAGCATATCTGTGGTTCCCTTGTGGGGTAAGGCTCCGACATTGCAACAGACACCGGCTAAGGGTAAGTGCGCCCCCCGCCCAATGCCCGACCAACGGGACGCCGGGGGTGGTTATAGCGGAGTCTAACGGGCTGCCAGGACAAGGGTTGTCTTCCATCAGGCTACCAAGAGGAGTAACATGATACTCGACCCACACATAAGACAGGTTGTCAATGAAAGCGGCCGGCGCGAGATTACAATCGACATGATTGCCGAGGCCGAGAGACGGCGAGCTAATGGTGTGCCTGTTCATTTTCTTTTGTCAGCCCCTATAGAGTTCGTTAATGCACTTAATTATCTAAAAGAGTTGCAAGAGTTGGCGTATCGAGATGTTGGTGCAGATCTAGCTCATTATAGGCCGTCTCAAGAATTCATGGACCACATGAATCGGCAAGGCGAGATGATGTCTGAACATTTACGCAATTGCCTTTGTGAAGAACTTTGGCCATCGGCAGGGTTTTAGGATGGATGACTACCGAGACATGGACAGGGCGTATAAGGCAGAAGAAACAGAAAGCCTTTCCAATATTGAAAACAATGGAGTGACGGTTCTCTTTATGGTTTCGACGCCAAGCGAGTATATTTTTAATATATTCGGACATCTCAATGAGTTACATGAGATTACATCTTTAGATGAACCAGGTTGGTTCGCAATAAACAATGTTTTAGCAGACAAGCACAGTGGTGTCCGACGCAATAATTTTTGTTAAAAACATAGGGTCTTAACCCAACCTAATATAGGTCTTGGAAACCCGAATTGGAGATTAATCTCTGGTTCGGGTTTTTTTATTGGTCGACGTAAGCCGGGATCGCATCCGGCACCAACCCAAACAAAAGGAATTTAAAGATGGCAGAGCAAGATCAGGAAGCGACGTTAAACGATACCGGAACCCCGTCAGTTCCGATGGAGTCAGGCGAGTTTCTCAGCACGGCAGAGTTTGAGGCGCCAAGCGAAAGTGCTGAAACCGAGGGCCCCGCGAAAGAGGGTGAAACCGCAACCAAAGCTGACAGCGCTGAACCAGGCAAAAGCAAAGAGGGTGGCGAAGAAACCCCGAAAGAGGACGAGCACGGAGACATTCCGTACAGTCGATTCAAGGAAAAGATCGACCAGCACAAGTCTGAGGTAGACCAGCTCAGGCAGGGTTTCGAGACCAAAATCGCCAACCTCGAGGGCCAACTTGAGATCATCAAGGCCACAAAGCCGTCGACAGAATCAAATGACGGCGCAAAACCTAATTACAAGAACATGGCCACCATGTCGAAAAACGAACTTCAGGATTGGTTCGATGACGATATGGTCGGGTTCATGGGAAACCTCGCTGCACAAATACAGCACGAAACGATGGAGACCTATCGGTCAGAGAACGCAAAGGTTCAGCAGACTCAGCAGCAAGAAGGCATTAAAAAGGAGTTCAACAAGAACCTGGAGGCCTTCAAGGGGGATCACGAAGATTTTGAGCCGATGATCAAGGATGGCTCGCTAAAGAAATTCATCGATGAGAACCCGTGGCACAACGCATTTTCTGCCTACTATGCACTGACAGAAGAGAGGCGCGAGGAGTCCGTCAACCAAAAAATTGAGGCTGCCGTTAAGGAGGCAACCGAAAAACTCCGCAAGGAGTTTGAGCAAAACATTAAAGCCAAGCGCAATATCCGCAGCATAGACGCGGGACCGACACCGACAACGGTTAAAGACTCAGAGCTTTCCGACACCTCCAAGCGTGGGGGGCTTACGTCGGTACTCGCTGATCGATTAGCCGCGAGAAGGCGCAAGGCATCATAGGAGAAATTAAAAGATGACACTCACTTTTGATGAACTCGAATCAGTCACCAACGACTATTTCGCTGCAGACGGCGGCAAGGCGGTCGATCTGTACTTTTACACCTCTTTTCTGCTCAACTATCTGTTGAAACAGAAAAAAGGTATCATGGAACGCCCCCCGGGAGGCGAGAAGTTCCGCATCCCGCTCGAGTACGATGGCCAGGAAGCAGGGTTCTACGGCCGTGGAGACACCATCAGTTCGGATTTCCGCGACAACATCAACGCGGCCTACTTCGAGCCGAAGCATGCCTATGGTAACGCCACCATCCTGCGCATCGATGAGCTGAAAAACAATGGCGAGTATGCCGAAGTTCAGCTGGCTCAGTCCAAAGTGGCCGGCGCCCAGAAGTCCATCACCTCGCTCCTGGCATCCAGCATCTATGACCTACCTGGTGGAAGCTCCAAGCGCCTCACCGGTCTACGGGCCCTGTGCAACGAGACCGCAACGACAGCCTATGGCGGCATTGCCGAAAACGATCTTGCCGCGGCCGATGGAACAAAGCCGTGGGAAGGTAAGATGACCTCAACCGCAACCACGATCCAACTCAATACCCTGAGAACCGGTCGAAGTGCGGCCAAGCTGCGCGACGGAATGTACGGCAAACCAAACCTGGTTGTCACCACCGAGGCCAATTACAACGTAGTTGCCGATATCCTCCAGGCTCAACAGCGATTCACCGACGGCAAGGAAACTGTCAAGGCCGGCTTCACCGGATTGTGGTTCGAGGGGATGGAGATCTTCCCCGACGATTACTGCCCTGAATCCCATATGTTCTGGCTGAACTCCAAGCACATCGGATTTGCGGTTTACAAGACCGGCATGTTCATGCGTTCCAAGTGGCGCGTCGTTCCCGACAGTCCCGATGATAAGACCATGAAGATCTATTTCGACGGGAACATGGTTTGCAACAACCGCAAGGCCCATCAGGGGTACAGCTCCATCAGTTAGGCTATCGGTACCGGCCTGACATAGGATATAATTGAAACCAGGGATAGATTACCAAATTAGCCAAGCAACACGAAAAAGGAGAGCAAAATCATGGATTTCAAGCCTCTAAAAGCAACCCGATTCCTTCAAGGTCTGTATGCCGAATCTGCGACCCAGAAAGAGGAGTTGGGTACCATTCGAAGAATGAGGGACGGCCGAGTTTTTGTTTATTGCAAAAACGGAGCTGTTGCACTGGCCCCGGGGGCCGTATGTGCATCCGTCATCACCTCCGGAATGAATGAGCAGACCGTTACCGTGGCTCATGCCATCGGCACCGAACAGGTCACGATCACCGACAGCGGTTCTGGAACCGCCGCCAATGCATACGCTGGTGGCCGCCTGGTCGTAACGGCCGGCACCGGAATTGGTGAATCCTACGACATTGTGAGCAATACCGCCGCAACGGCAGGCGCGACATTCACCTGCCAGATCGAGCCTGGACTCGCAACTGCCTGGAGCACTTCCGACACCGATGTCACGCTCTACAAAAACAAGTACAATGGCGTTGTCGTCAACCCGACTGACGGCCAACAGCTCCCGGTATGCGTTCCCCAGCGAACGATCACCGCGAGCTATTATTTCTGGGGTCAGGTCCTTGGTGATGGTGCCATGCTGATCGATGTCGCCGCCGCCGCGGCCGGTCTCGAGCTGGACGAAAAGATCATCAATCCTTCCTTGAACCACGCCGGTTACGGATACATCGACGGCACTCCGGATGCAGCTGCGGTACTTGCTGGCTATCGCCATATCCTCGGATATATCATTGACGAGGCCGATATCACCGATAACGAGGCTGTCTTGGTGAACATCCGTATCGGGTATTAATCCAACATAGCCGGCAGGAGAAAATATTATGGCATTTGAATCAGCAATCACACAACGTCCAATAGCGGTTGGTAACAGGCGCTGGGCGTGGGGAACCTACACAAACGGAAGCGGTGACACTGGTGGAAACATCGACACCGGCCTCCGGATGTGTGAGAATTTATTCCTTCAGCCCTGCGGTTCTGCTGTTATCGCCACCGCACCGGTAATCAACGAAGACTTTCCGGTCGACGGAAGCGCCGTTACCGTGGTGACGTCCGACGATGAGGATGGCATCTGGTGGGCCATTGGTTACTGATGGACCAGGCGACGATTACCGAACTTACCAGGAGGGGCCTTAGAAACCCTCGGTTCTCGTCTACAGATATTGAGGCGATGACCCTTCAGGGCGTTCTAACGCTCGGTAATGAGATCAAGACTTGTGCCCCCTCGTTCTTCAGGGGGCGCAAGATCCTTACCTCTTACACCAACGTTTTTAACTGGCCGGATGACTGTCAGACGGTCCTCAACGTGTTCGATTCCAGGACGAACGCCACTGCAATCACCGATGCCACCAACGCCAGCCCTATCAATATCGAGGCTGCAGACCATGGGCTTGTTGATGATGACATTGCATTCATCTGCGATGTTGGCGGCAACACGGCGGCCAACGGTCTTTTCAAGGTAACTAACGTCGACGATGACAACGTGACTTTGAACGGATCCACCGGGAACGCCGCATACACATCTGGCGGCTATATCATTAAGTGGGATCAAAACTCTTTCAGGAAGCTGGTCAAAAAGAACGCCGAGGCCCAATCATTGAGAGATAGGGGCCGATGGTATCCGGAAGGAAAGACCGTCGTTGTCGATTACATCGACTTTTCCTATGACCTCATTGTCGATTATTCCCAAAGGCCTGACGCGGTTACAGATATTCCTTCTGAGTACCATATGGGTTTGGTCGGATGGAACGTGATGATGCTGTTGAAGGTCCCGATGCCGGACGCACCAGACTATGCCGACCTATCTCTTTCCTACAAGGTCCACCAGGCGCTTTTTGCAAGTTCGGTCGAATCAATACGGTCAACGCTTCTCGCATCGAACGAGGCCGACGAGATCACCGACCTGGAACATTGGGATATCATATGAAAAAAATATTCTTTGCCGCAATGGCAATCTTCGTGTCTGTTTCACTGGCCATGTCCGGATCACAACAGACATCATCCACCCTTGCATCGACAATCATATCCGATGTCCGCTCAGACTATGGTGACGCCACCCTGAACAACTTTTCGGCCGCCGAGATGCTCGAATACCTCAACGAGGGAATGGTAGACCTAGTAAACAAGTCTCATTGCCTTGAGGACACAGAATCGGTCAACCTTATTGCCGACACGATCGAATACACACTTTCGACAGCTTTCATTGAGGTTTTGGCGGTTCAGTACAATGACGCGGGCGGGGCCGTTTATGGGTTGAAAAAAGGTGATCCATCCATGGTCGGCCTTAAGTCTGACGAGGGGGATATCGATGGTCCTCAGTTCTGGTACGAATTCGAAGGCAAGGTCGGCATTTATCCAGCACTTTCATCTGTTACGACAGAAACCTGCACCGTTTACCTTGTCAAAAGGCCTGTAGATATCGCGTCCAATGCGGCTATCACCATCCCGTCTATTTACGAGACCGCTCTCAAGCTCTACATGCTCGGCAGGATGGCCCTTAAAGACAGAAATGTTGAGATGTACCAAGCTGTAATGAGCCAGTACAGTTCAGAACTTGGATTTTACCGCCAGGATCTTCAGGAAAAAACAAAATGATAAAAAAGCTTTTCATAATTTGCATTGCAATTGCTCTGTCATTAGGTGGCTTTTTTGTTTTTTCGGGATTTGACAAGGCAGACCAGATATTCTCATTCAGGTTCGACGGACGATGGATGCCCAGTGTAAACCCGTTCAGTGTTGGCGCAAAAAATTATGTAACCCTCAAAAATCTCAGATATGAAGATCAGGGACTTGAAACCGTTGACGGCTATTCTGAAATTAACAGCACTCAGATAGACACCCCGGTAAGCGGTTTTCATTTTTACAAGGAAGGCGAATCTCATGTAGTTGCAAAGGTAAACAATTCAGGGTCTTACTATCTTTATGAGAACACAACCGCCATACCTGGTACGGGTGACTTTTCAGTGTCGAGCCTTTACCAGGTATCTGACGCAGAAGGTTATTTCACAGATGGCCCCGCAGGGACCATGTTCTATGTTGATGACCAAAACGCATTGGTGTGGGGTGGAGATGAAATACGCGCTGCAGTCGTTTTCACGAGCGAAGATAGCGATGGAGATGACGCTATCGATTACTCATCTGAGCTTTCCAACGAAATCGAATCAGAAGCGTTAGAAGTCGACAACCTATTTTCAAGCGTTGTTCTTTTGCTTCACATGGAAGGCGTTGATGAAGCCAGTACATTCACGGATTCGAGCGGCAGCAGCCATACAATATCCGCTAATGGTGGTGTGAATACAAGCTCTGATTTTGTGAAATTCGGAACGACATCTGCAGAGTTTGATGGCCTTGGGAGTGTTGGGAATTCGTCTTTGAGTTCTGCCGATAGCGCTGATTGGAATATGGGAAGTTCCAATTTTGCAATAGATTTGTGGTTTAGGAATTGGCCGGCTCTGTTTCCAACCGGTGGAGACAAGGTCGCCCTTTACGAGCAGTATGATGATTCAGATAATTATTATGGGATCTATCTAACTGTTGGAACGAACACAACCATAAGTTTTGAAGTCGTGTCTTCCGGGACAGAGCATGTATCCATATCCCATGAAACAACAACCACCGGATGGAAACACATTGCCGCTACCAGGAGCGGCAATACATTTACGCTTTATCTAAACGGAACATCCGTGGGAACCGACACCTATGCAGGAGCTCTTCCAGATCTGTCTTCTATTATCACAATAGGATATGGATCAGAAACGGCCTCCTATATGGATGGCTATATTGATGAGTTGAGGATCACAAAGGGATCTTCTCGGTGGGCTGGTAACTTTTCAGTTCCGACAACACCAGATCAAGAGGCTGCTCAGACATACTTTTTTATAGGTTCGCCGCTCAGAATCAACAGCTTTACTCCGTATTTTTCAAGCACGAACATCGCATCAAGTTCTCTGACCGTATCTGAACTTTCAGGATCTGTTTGGTCTGACCTTACAGTCACAGACGGAACAACCAACGGAGGCGTATCGTTCGCACAAAACGGAACGGTTTCATGGGATCTTTCCAACTATGCGAAACAAAGGTACATTAACGGAAGTGTTTTATACTGGTATCGCGTTCTGTTGAGTTCCGGTACGGCCGGAATATATAAGCTCAACGTTGGAATACCAATACAGCCAATAGGAGATGTTTGGAACGGGTCCGAGAGAAAATGCACGAAATTCATGGTTTTAATGGATACCGTTTACAAAGATTATACCTTCTTCGTCGAGTCTGTTGATAGCACGAAAAATTCTGTTTACGCTGCAGAAATAGGTGGCCTTGATGACGCCGGTGATGCCATTTTTATGATGTTCGATGAAAAAATAATGGGTATCAACGTCACAATGACATCAGAAAATGTTAATTCTGCAACTGTTCAGATAGCAAGCATAAAGTATTGGAACGGTACTGAATATGTTAGTGTAGGAGAATTTTACGATGGCACATACGACGATGACGATGACTCCACGTTTGCAAAATCTGGCGTTATTAGTTGGTCTCCGCCTGAATATCGCGCAGAGCAACCAATAGAAATTTTCGGAGTAAGGGGATATATTTACAAAATCACAATAAACGGAACGCTGACGAGCGATGGAAACCCAGACGAAACAACTATCGATTATGTCGGCGGCATAACGTCTCCGAAAAACATAACCGGGTATGACTCGGTTGCATCATATGGCGGAAGGGTACTTTTGATAGACGGAAACAGGATCGACTACTCGCAGACCGACACGCCATGGGTGTTTAACGGAATAGACTCCTCCAGGGATGGAAAACTTTCGATCTATATCGGAGATGATAAAAAAATTACGGCAATCGGAACGCTTCACAACAGGTACGGATCAAATATTATCCAATCCCTTGCAGTTTGCAAACCAAACGAAACGTTCCTCTTGTCTGGGTCTCAACCCTATATTTCATACAACGATTATTTTGTAAAAAAAAAGGTGTCTTCTAACATAGGTTGTCCAGCTCCAATGACGATGAGAGAAACAAACCTGACGGTCGGAGAAGATGGCGGCATACTGAGAAACGCATTAATGTGGCTCGATTCTGCAGGTCCTGTAATATTTGAAGGAACAGTTCCTGTTCACCGGAAAGAGGGCATAGAAAACTATTTTGATCCGTCAGAATCAGAGTGCGTCAATTACAGTTATATTTATAAATCAACCGCATATGTTGATACTATTAACAATGAATACAACCTATTATTCCCATCCGGAGATTCAACGGTCAATAACGCCTGGCTCGTTTATAATTATAAAATAGGAAAGTGGTATGAGAAAGTGCCGGCAGCCTATCCGGTTTCGACATTCCCGGTAAGGGACGCCAACGGAGGAGTCTATAATTATGGTCTGTTGAATGACGGAACCATGGTTAGGCTCGACAATGGAACAACGTGGGACGGCACGGCCATTGCCCAGCAGGTAAGGACAGGAGAGTTCTCCCCTCCGTTCATTGACGAGATGGGAATATGGGGAGTAAGCCATATATCAAAAGTAAAGATCGTTTCAGAGTCGATAACAGAAGACCGCGATATTACCATAAGCGCCTATCCGAACGGATCTGTTTCCGCAAAAACAATAACCGTGCCACTCAATAGCGGTGGAAATATTTCAAGAAACAGCAGGGAAGATACGTCATCTGGAGGAACGTATATACCCCTTGATGGATATACTCATCAGATAGACTTCAGCGCGACAACATCTTCAGAAAAATGGAACCTTCTTTATTGGGGATTCCAGGGACACGCGATTAGGGAGGACTGAAAATGCTGAGAAGAACGCCCAAGCTTACAGACGACATGATACTTGCCAACGCATCCCGTTCAAGAGAGAGCGGTCCTGCCGTGATCGATACGACTCCAGTTTTGGCAAGGCATGCCGCCCAACAGGCGGCAGACAGAACGGCTATGGAGGATGCCGGCCGAGGTTTGGCACTGCAAAAGAAAAGGCTCTCCCAGAATGCGGATCAGTTCGGTAAAACGATGCAGATGCAAAGGGACACCCTGAACACCAATAAAAAGCTTTCCGACATTTCGAATATTATATCGGGAGCAGGACTTGGTTTGTCAGCAGTAAACTCTTACCAGAATCGCCAAAGATCTTTGCAAAGGCAAAACAAAATAAACGAAATGATAAAAAACACAAAGCGTTATGGTTATGAAACAGATATGTTCATATCTGATTTCATATCCGCATTACAATAATAGGGGGACCCATGAATACCCAACTTTCAGCATTGACAGGTAGACGGCCGACATTCAGCTATGCTGACATAGTTGATGCAGAAGCACCTATCGCTAAGCAGGCGTATTTCAATAATTTGCAAAGAGAGCTTGAGGCAGAAGCGCTCAAACAGCAACAAGATCAGTTTCAGGAGCAGATCGATCTTCAGCAACAGTACAATGATGACATGGCAGACCAGGGAAATATGTCCAACCTTTCCGCTGGGGCGTCATTGGCTCTTGAAACATACCCCTATGTGAAAGATACGGGCAGCTCTCTTGTTGAAGGGGCTGGTAACCTTTACAAGTCTCTGTTTCCGTCAACCGACCCAGCAGTTAGCGGGGCCATGGAGGGAGCCGAGATCACATCCGGAATCGGAGATGCGGCCCCCGCAGTTCCAGACCTAATATACGCAGAGGGTGGGGCAGATATAGCGCCGATTGCCAGTGGTGGCGGTGGTGCTGTTGATATCAGTGGAGCGGCTTCCGGAGGAGAGTTCACGGCCGGACTGGACGCCGCCGACGCAGCTGGTGCGGCCGATGCCGCTGGCGGTGGGGCAGACCTTGCCGGATCATTCCTGGACAACATGAGCGGATTTGATTGGGTTTCTCTTGGCATAGCGATAGAAAGCCTTCTTGGTGAAAACACCGATACGACATTTGAGGGGCAACCAACCTCAACGGCTTTTGATTTCAGCGGAGAGGGAGACATACCGTATGAGCCTAGAGTAGGGAATGACCCATGGCAGGGATATTGGAGAGATCTTATCGATATCGAGCCATCTGCCGGCGAAAAGTGGGACGCCTCAATATGGAATGCGATTCACAACGAGAACGGAAGCGAGGATTGGAAAAAAACTTTCGTCAGAACCCCTGACCTTGTAAGCCAGTGGATAGATCCTGCCGGTACGTTTGTTGGCGATACCCTTTCCGGCATTCTTGGCAAAAACGGCGTCAATGAGGATTGGCAGGCGGCCTCAGAGGCCTTGATAAACCCGATCGGCGCTATTACTGACGAAGTTGCCGACATCGGTGAAGACTCCTACATTTGCGGAGCAACCGCAAATCACGTTGGAATGGACCGCAGAGACCTTGCCCTTCTCAACAGAATGTACGCATATGCCTTGGAAAAAGAGTCTCCGAGAGCCAAGTTCTACATGAAGCACGGCCAGGAGCTTGTCCGTATCATGACGGCCTCCGTAGAGGATACAAAATCATTCTACGCTGAGATCAAAAAGAGCATGCTTATTCCGGTCGTAAACCACTTGAAGGACAAAATGCTTGATGAAGGTCTTGATCTATATATTGATCATTGCATCGCACTAACAAAAGAGTATGCTCCTGAACTATACGAGCAAATTCCACAAGAATAGAAGGGGGTTGCCATGGCAGGCGGCTTGACACCAGATTACGGAATGACATCAAGAAGCATATTCCGCTTGGCAGACATGCTCAGACAGGGAACCAACGATAAATATCGCCACGATGAGGCAATGCCCGTACTCGACCTTCAGTCTGCCAAAGACGATGCTGATCGACAAACCCTGGCAGGTCAACACAGGATTGCCCTGGAGCAGCAGAAGCGCCAGAAGTTTCTCGCCGAACCTGTTGACATTCAGACCGCCATCACTGAATCAAAGCTGAGCCCGGAAACGAAACATAAGCTGCTTCAGGGTCTCCCCAAGGAATTGCTTGGAACAGTAGCCCCCAGGTCGAAAATATTCGAGGCCTATGGAAAGGCCAAGCAGAACATGCTCAATCGAAGGAGCAACGAGAAAATCACCGCACAACGGGCAGCAACCTCCAAGGATAACCGGTCAACTATGGAAAAGGATGTCGATGCTATTTCCAGAATTTATGGGATAGACCGCAAGCAGGCCTATGAGCGCTATCAGAAAGACAAGAACCTTGGAGAGCGCATCAGGCTCTACAACAATGCCGTCGAAAACCTCGACAAGTTCCTGAATGAAGATGAGAAGGATCAGAAACTAAAACACCTTCAGCAGGCTTTTGGTATCGACGAACTGATGAACAAACCTCAGGAACAACAGGTTCAGACTCCACAGAAACCGACTGTCAATCTCGTTTGGGACAGCAAACAAATGAAACTGGTGCCGGCCAAATGATCGTATCCATACCCGATAAAGGTCTTACCGTAGAATTTCCTGATGATATGGATCAGGAAGAAATATCGAGCATTATTCGTCGTGATATTTACGGAGAGACGCCCGAGCCGGCTCGTCTTGATCAACCCGCCTATGACCGCAGTTCGGTGAGGCCAAACCCGGTAAGCGACAGATCAGTTTCAGCCGCGTCCATCCCCGGAATGATGGAGCAGCAAACAAGCCTTGCAACCGATCCGAACAGAATACGACCGATGAACGCCCTGGTTGAAGGCGGAAAGGATGTTGTCAGGGGGTCACTGAACTTCCTTAATGCAGCCAATGAGGCCAAGGCAAGGAATATAGAGGCATCCGGCAACAAGGATCTTGCTGACGAGATCCGCAGGCAGGGCGCGACAGATGTTCTTTACCGTCAGCTTGACGAGAAATGGCTCAAACCGGACGGTACATTCAAGAGACCGGAAGGCTTTAAGGGCTACGTCTACGATGTTGTTCGGATGACGCCACAGGTTGCGTCTCAAATTGGCGTTTCGCTCGCCGGGGGGCCGGTGGCCGGTGGCATGTTCATGGGAACGCAGATAGCCGGCCAAACAGTTGATAACCTCGAAAAACAGGGCGTCGATCCAGAAAGGGCATGGAAGGCCGCCCTTGCGAATGCGTTCTCCCAAGCACCCATGGAGCAGCTCGGTATCGGAAAGGCTCTCAAGTTCTGGAAGCCTGGAAAGACCGCTTCAAAGGCGTTACGCGCCATGGTCGAATCTGGCGGCACAGAATTCTTGACAGAGTGGGCCCAGCAATACCCTGAGCTTGCTGCAAGGATTTGGGCGCAGGGTGAGGGTAAGGATTTCGGCAAACTTCTTGACGAATTCACAGAAGGATTTGCGGAGGCCACCAAGGAAGGAATTTATCAGGGAGCCGTTGCAGCTCCGCTTGGTGCTGCCGCCGGTGGCGCCGGGGCTGTTTCCCAAATGCAGGAGACAGCAGAACCACCCATTGAATCACCTGAAATAGAAACCAAAGCGCCGGTTGTTGACGAGATCCTCGAAAAGACACTAAATGACCTCGTTAAGGGCGAATACACGGTCGAAAACATTCTCGAAGGCCTTGATCAGGTTCCTGATGAATATCGACCATCGATCGAGGCCGCGGTAAACGATTTCGAATCCGGAAGGATAAACAAATCCGATATCGAAACCAAGCAGGATGCTTTCGAGTTCCCCAAACAAACTCCGCAGGAGCAGGATGCGATGGAGAGAGAGATCATCCGTCAGCGCGGAGTTCCCAACGCTCAGGCGCTTAGAAAGACCGGAGAAGTGCCTGGTCAAGCCGTTGACCAGACTCGACAAAGGTACGAGACGACACGGAGAACAGGAATTGTAGAGAGCCCTGAACAGGGCGGGTTCGATGTTGTTCCATCCAAAACAATACAGATGCCCTACACTCCCGAGCCGCAACCACCAGCGGGCAACCTCCCTCGGGAAGTGACGGGAGAGCCTGCCCAAGGTTTCCCAGGGCCTGGGCAGGCTCAACCCACCCCTGCCACCACAGAGCAGGGCGCGGAGCCTGTTCAGCTTACCGAATCGGTTGAGCAGGCTCCTGCTACAAAAATAGCCAAAAATGATTTCATTAACGAATATCGTAACCAATACGTATTCCCTAAAACAAAGAAAGAAACAGGGCCTCTTTATTATGATGATGACGAAAACGCAATCGTGTATGACAAAGACGGGTATAGGATAAGTGTAAACAAGCCCGGGAATGCCAATAGGGTTGTTCTGTGGACCGACCAAGATGTAAAAGGAAGAACATACAAGAGGAAGATTGGTGCGCTTCAAACAAACGAGAAAACTAAAAAGATAAATGGTAAAATAGGTAAATATTTATCAATTTCAGAAATAGAGATAGATAAAGAGCATAGGGGTCTTGGGCTTGGCAAGCAGATGTATCGGGAGTTAATAAAACACGCCCCGGATGATATAGATGGTATTATTAGCTACACCCCAAACAGGGTAAATAAAAAACAAGTCCCGGCGATTTATAAACGGCTTGGAGCGTTTACGGATGGTGATTATGAAATCATTCCGATAAAAAAAGAATCCCCTGCTCCATCCATAGCCGCCACCCAATTCAACGAATCAACCCCCGGAAACGACCTGAAGTTCGACGGCGAACAGGATAGATCTGCGATAAACAAGCCCCCTCTTTACGGGTTCACGCCTCAATCCGGTCCTATGCGCGGTAGATCGTTCAGTGTTGAGACACCTACCTCCGAATCTGTGACCGCCAAGTTCAATGAGATGGTGGCAAAACAGTCCGAGTTTGATAAGGAGCGCCCCTTCAGAAAACGAGCGCCAGAACGAAAACCAATCCAAGAGTCATCTGTTGAGCGCACTGAAGCGGTGGGACGAACACGACCACAAGAAACACCCGGATCAGCTTGGATAGGGGACCAGCGCAGACCATTCATTAATCCACGCCATATAAAGCGAGGAAAAAACAAGGGTAAATATTACGTTCAATTGACGGCTGGTCGTGACGCTGACGGGAATATCAAGCCCGGAAAACGCCGGATGGTTGATGAAAAGGATATCGTTTCTTGGCCTGAAGAAGCGGCCACCAAACCCGCCACCGAAAAGGTTGAATCAAAAGAAAAACAGGAAGATAAGCTGGCCACCGAAGATAAGCCCGATACCAACCAGAACAAGAATCTCTCCACCAAAACCGAATACAAGCCCGTAGACACCAAGTCTAAAAATTTCAAGCGGTGGTTCAAAAAAAGCCTAGTGGCTGATAGTAATGGCGAACCACTTGTTGTTTACCATGCGACAACCCATGACATAGACGCATTCAATAGGGACAAAGCAAACATTGAAAACGACATGGGGGCAGGGTTTTATTTCACAAATACGGAAGAAGACGCGAGTGTCAACTATGCCGGTGAGGGTCCAGACCTGACGGCCAGAATAGAAAGGCGAGCCGAGCAGCTTGAGTATGAAATATCAGAAGATCCAGAATCTTTCGGATTTGAAGACATAGATGAAATCGACATTGAAGAGGAAGCCAAGAAAATAGCGAGAAGCGAGCTTTCTGGGGGCGCTCCAAACATTATCCCTGCGTATTTATCTTTCCAAAATCCGGTCATTATAGGCGGTAGAGATGAAACTGTATTCACTTATGAGTATACCCGCAACGAAGATGATATGGTGGATTTCAGAAACGATGCGTGGGAAGAAATTAAAGAAGATCAAGAGCTTGAGGATTCCGACAGGGACGACTATTCTGACGAAATAGAACAACGTGCCGAAGAAATTTACGATGAAAACGGCTACGACACGGAGGAAGTCGGTACGCTCGTTGATTTTATAGAATCGCTTAAAAACGCCGCATCGTATTATGATGACTCAGACCCAGGAATGGTAGTTTCTGATGTCATGGAGGCTGCAAATTATGAGTCTATAACCGCATCAGAACTTATTGACGCACTAAAAAAGAGTGAAGGCATTGTGTATGCCGCTGATTATGATAACGGCGGTGACATGGCATCTTCAGAGATAATAAGACGAGCATTTGAGGGCGCCGGATTCGACGGCATCATAGACAATACTGTTGACGTAAAGTTTGGTTCACAGCGCAGGGTTGGAAAACAAATGGAGGGTATGAACTATGATACCGTCCACTATATTGCTTTCAAACCGGAGCAAATAAAGTCTGCCATATCCAACACGGGTGAGTTCAGCGAAACAGACCCAAGAATCAGGCAGTCTACAAAAACCGAAGGCCCCGGCATAACCCCACGCCAAGTCGTAAAGGCTTTCAAGTCCAAGGGCATGGATACCGAACAGGTTGGCAATCTCGTTCGTGTCAAAACCCCATCGAAATACATCTATATCGACGTTGCCGAATCTGTTGTCGATAAAAACGAAGTGGCAATCCAGATGGGGTACGGCAGAAGCGCCGAGCTAGGGGAGAAAGTCGCAGGATCGTTCGAAAACCTTGACGGCATGAGCTTAATCAAGCTGAAGCGCTCCCTCGCAGACCAAGGCACCCTTGAGCATGAACTTTGGCACTTCATTAAAAAGGCTGGCGTCCTGAAGCCACTCGAACTCAGGGCCATCGAAAGAGCTGCCGGAAAGGACGAGGAGGAGCAGGCCCGATGGATAGAATCAAAACTACGCGACAGAGCCCAAAATAAGGGGATCGTAAAGAGAGCCATACAAAGTATCGCGGATTTCATTGACGCCCTAATTTCGGTGTTTCACGCTACTCAGCGTTCTATTTTGAGGGGAGCCGAGTCTGGCAAGTTCCTCAAGCGCGAGTCGTATCTTGGGGAGGTGGTTGGCGAGGAACTTTCCACCCGCGACCAAACAGAGTCAGAAGCCTTTAAGAAATGGTTCGGAGATAGCAAGGTTGTTGATGATGATGGTGCTCCGCTGGTTGTTTATCACGGTACCGATAGGGTCTTTGACAGGTTTGATTTTGAAAAAACAGGTGATAAAACGGGGGCATCCTCTGCCAAATCTCTTGGATTCTTCTTCTCTGGTAAAATGGTTTCAAATTTGTTTGGTGGGGCGCAGATCTACGGAAGATATTCAGAAGGATCAAACACCGTACCAGCCTATCTGTCAATCCAAAACCCAATGCACATTTCTGCGACTGATTTCCAGGAATATCTATTTGGAGAGAACGCCAGAAATGAAAAAATTGATGCCCTTGTTGAAGACATATCAGAAGATTACGGAGATAAACTTTATATTGAAAATGATTACCCACATTACCAAAGCAATAAAGACGGTCAATTATATCCGATAGAAGAGGAAAAACTATCTGATGAAGCAATGGAGTATCTTGAAGAATTGACGGATGTATTAGGTCAAGATATTAGGGACTCAGAATTGGATTGGGGTTTGGATAAAGAAGGGTGGAGGACGCTAAAGCAAGAAGCGATTGAACTCGGTCACGATGGTATAGTTATTGATTCAGAAGATTATAATCCCGGGCAATACAATATCATACGCGCAGAAGAGCTTGAAGAAGACAACTACATTGCTTTTTATCCAGAGCAAATAAAATCAGCAACCGGAAACATAGGAACATTCGACCCCACCAACCCAGACATAAGGTACAGCACAAAGACTCCCATCAACCCGTTCCTTGAAAATTTCAAGAATAATATTAACGCCATTAAAGAGAAGAAGTCCGACGATCCGTCATTAAAGGAATCTCCTGAACCCGAAACTTCAAAAAGGATCTGGGACGAATTCATATACCAAGCCCAGGACAAGTTCAATTATCTGAACAAGGCGCAGATGAGGGCTGCCAGAAAAAAAGGGTCGGACCTTCCCGAATACATGGACGCATACCTTGCAGAGCTTCGCTATCACGGCATGGTCGGCGCCGAGATAGACGATTCTGAAAATGATCATGTGTCTCCGCTCATTGACCTGATGAGCAAGAACGGAATTGATTCGGAAATGGCCGGAGAGTACCTCGTCGCTCGTCATGCGAAAGAGGCCAACGCCCAGCTTAAGAAAATGAACATCACCAAAGACGAAGTTGAACAACAAAGATCAGAGTTGGTCGACAGGCTTGAGAAAATCAAATCAGATCGCGCCAATATCAGAAAGGCAAAACCAGATAAGTACCCAATCGATAAGCGATATAAGCAGACCGAAAAGGCCATGATGGCCACTCACGCAGCTATCGCACGACTCGACAATTACACACCCGTAGAGGATAACACGGCCTTATCGGGTATGACCGACGAAAGGGCAGACGAAATACTTTCAGAGGCATCCATGTCGAAAAACGCGAGAGTTCTTGACGAGATCGGTCGGCGAGTGGACGCCATTACCCAGGCCCAAAGAGACCTTTTGAGAAAGTCCGGTCTCGAGAAGGACGAAACAATCGACGCATGGGAAGCTGTTTATCGCCACTACGTTCCCCTTTTCAGGGAGGGAAAGGACGCTTCTTTGCCCAAAAAAGGCCGCGGTTTCGACACAAGGGGAGGTCAGAAACGGCGCGCCGGATCTACGAGGGAAATAGATTTTGGCAGAATCCTTCCACAAATTGTAAGCCAGTACCAAACAACCATCGTGAGATCCGAAAAGGCTAAGGTTGGGAGGGCATTTCTTGAATTTGCAAAAGCCAACGAGGGCCCGTGGAAGGTTGATCAGGTAGAATACGCGCCGAGTTTTAATTCTGATGGTCTCGTTGTTTATCGCCCAGATCCCCAAGATCGCCTTATGGACAACGTGATGGCTGTTCGAATAAACGGCGAGGAGCATCATATCACGTTCGACGAAGGAGACCCTGAAGCGATGAGGATCGTTTCGGCGCTTAAGAACTTGGATGCAGAAACGAATGGAATATTGGTTAAGTCCCTTTCCAAAGTAACAAGATGGCTTGCCATGGTAAATACCGGCCTCAACCCTGAGTTTATTATCACAAACTTTGGCAGGGATATTCAGACCGCCATTTACAATATGAACGATTCAGAGGCCCACGATATCAAGATGAAGGCCCTGAAGGACGTTCCCGCAGCACTGAAGGGGATATACCAGGGGCGCCGGAAAGGCATCAAGGATACCGAGTGGGGATCATGGTACGAACGTTTTAGGAAGGCAGGCGGCCAGACCGGATGGGTAGAAAGCTATTCCGATATCAACGCCAGGAGAAGAAGCCTTGAGCGTCAGATAAGGCGCATGAAGCCCGATAATTTCCACACCACCTTGAGGGGAATGAAAGCTGTTGGGGATTGGGTCAACGACATGAATACGGTCGTTGAAAATGGAATCAGGCTTTCAGTTTTCAAAAACCTGGTCGAAAAAGGCGCTACGGAAGCCAAGGCCGCCCGGGTGGCCAAAGAGCTTACCGTCAACTTCAACCGCAAGGGAAACATGGGCCCAGCAATAAACGCATGGAAGCTTTTCTATAATGCGTCCATCCAGGGAACCGCCCGTGTGCTGATGGCCACCAAGAACCAGAAGGTTAGAAGGCGTTTCATATATCCGACAATCGCCTTCGCCTGGGCCCTTGACGCCATAAACCGGTCAGTCGGCGGGGATGATGAGGACGGTGAACCCTATTACGATAAAATACCGGATTGGGTTAAGGACAGAAAATTGATCGTTATGCTCCCAAAACAGATCGGCGGCGGTGAAGGAGAATACTTTTCGCTTCCGTTGCCGTGGGGGTACAACGTGCTTCATGTGATTGGGCAAACCCTTGGAGAACTTACCACGAAAAAGAACTTCAAGCCGGTCGACGGAGGATTGAGGCTTGCCCGGGCGACGATCGACGCTTTCAATCCTGTTGGGAACGATATCAGTTTCCTTCAAACGCTGGCGCCGGCACCCCTAATTCCAATTGTTCAGGTGGTTGAAAACAAGGATTGGACCGGAAAAAGAATTCACCCGGAGAACGATATCTATAACCCGAAACCGATGTCAGAGCTTTACTGGTCGTCAGTAAGGGAGCCGTCAAGGGATGTCGCCAGATTATTGAATCAGATCGGCGGTGGCAATGAGGCTAAGGTTGGCGTTGAATGGCTTGATATCAGCCCAGAATCGATCGACCATGTTGTTGACGCCGTTGGTGGTGGTATGGCCAAGTTCTTTGCAAGGAGCGCATCGGCGGCCAGGAAATACTCAAAGGGCGAGGATATTGAGTCGTATGAGATCCCATTCGTTCGTCAAGTATTCGGAAAGCCGGGGGCGTCTACCCTATCAAGTGATTTTTATGATAACATCGACACGGTAAGGGTCGCTGAAAGACAGTATAAGCACTATGAAGACGACAAGGAAATGATCAAAAAGATCATCAAGGACAACAAGTCCGAGTTAAGACTCGGAGAGCTTGCCCGGGACGCATCGAAAGAGGTATCGGAACTCAGGCGGCAAAGATCAGAACTTGAAAGGCGCGGCGAGACTCCGAAATCATCTGATAGGATAAGGAGAATCGACAACAGGATCGAACGAATTATGAGGCGTTTCAACAAAAAGTTCAACGCCAGAGATAAATAGTGTTTACACAATAGTTTGATTTGATATAAATTATAGGCAACAAATAAGGGCCTTGCCCGACCATCGACGAAATGATGGACTCTCGCAACCCGCTTGCGGCTTAAGCCGTTGGCGGGTTTTTTTGTTGCCTCCACAGAACGGAGGAAAATCAAATGACCGTCGATAGCAACACTTTCAGCACACCCATTTCAAGGCAACACGCCGTTGTTCAAACAATCGTATTCAGCGGAGATGAGGCGGCATATGAACTGGATGAACGCCTTGTCGGTTACTGGTTGGCACAGGCAGAGGTCATAGCTTCGGCTGATACATCCGTTGCGGTAGCGCTCAACACCGGTCTTGGAGGTGAGATTGGGGCTCTTGCAAGTGATAATTATACCGGAGGATCATTTATCCCGCTTGCTGCAGGAGGTGCAGAAAACAGATACTGCGCCAGGGTGCCGACCATTACGGTATCCGGTATCGGAAGCGGAACATTCACGGTTGAAATCGTAGCCGAGAAGACACCTTTCTAATGATTACGTCAGACGAAATATGGAAGAAGATTTTGTTTTGCGATCTAACCGTTGGCGTGAACATATGGTCTATCGATTCAAACAAACCCAAGATCATAGGATTCGGATAATGAAAAAAATTACTATACTGGCACTTGCGATCATATTACTTGCCGGGTATTCCACTTTCATATATACGGAGGCTGCTGGAGCGCCACCGTTTCCAATGCCCCAGCAGATGACGGCCGCCCAGAAGGCAAGCCCGAGCGGAGACACAACGAGAGTTATCGTGACTCCGGATGATATCTATGACATTGCGGTAGCCAATGCCGGCGCCGGATCGGTAGAGGTCCAGGACGAGGCATTTACGGCCGGAAACTTCAACGCCGACGCTACTCATGCCGTATCGCAGGATGATTTCTATGACCGGATGCACCTGTTCGATACCGACGATGATGGATCGTTTGCCGATGAGGCATGGCTGACGGCCTACCTTACTCCCGCAGAGCTCACCACTACGCTCGGCGCGGCATACGACACAGAGGCAGAGCTTGACGCCCTGTTCGCGTCCAAGCAGGATGCCTCAACAGCGGCCACCGATGCTGAGATTGCCGCCCTTGAGATCGATGACATTCAAACCGCATTGGGAATTTCAACGGGAGCGACTCATCTCGGTGAGTTCACAGGATCAACGATTACCGACAACCAAACGGTCAAGGCCGCTATCCAGGAGCTTGAGACCGCTATCGAGGCGGGCGGTGCCGACGCCTTCACGGTCAAGGTGGATGCCGGTGCTACCGCAGGTTATCTTGGGGCAGCCAACAGCGATGGGGTTTTGAGAACCGATGGAACCGTTGTCACCTATACCGATGGTGGTGATTATGTCACCATTGGGGTTCATGCCTATCTGGTGGACATTGCCGGAATAACGGCTGCACAGGGAGACATTATCTATTTTGACGGAACGGATTGGGTCAATCTCGGGCCGGGGCTGTCCGGCCAATATCTTAAGACCGGAGGTGCGGCGGCCAACCCATCATGGGATGACCCTGCTGGATCTGGTGATATCACGGCGGTCGGAGATGCTGCATCGGGTTCGGCCTTCACCGCAGATGGTGGTGGTAACACCATGTATTTTGAAGGAACCACGGCAAACGATTTCGAAATCGCCCTTGCCGGAAGAAACCCCGGGGCTGACGTTGCGGTTTACATCCCCGCAGAAGCAGGCGACATTTTGGTAGGCCCACATGGATTCGGTACTGATAATATCCTTATAAAAACCAATGGAACAGGGAACCTCCTGCAGGCTACCGGAATCAGCATAGATGATTCGAACAACCTGACCGGTGCGGCCGGCATCACGGCCAGCGGCGCCGTGACAGGTGGAACCGTAACCGATGGGACCATTACCCTTGCTGGGGATGGAACCATCACCGGTATCGCTGAAGGTGGCCTTCCCAACAGCGTTATCGTATCAGCGGATATAAAAAACGGAGAGGTTGGAACGGATGACCTGGCCGCGAGTTTAGATATTTCCGGCAAGACGGTGACGTTCGGGTTGACTTCCGGGGATTTGCCCACCACTGGATCGTGGGATATGTCCTCTATGACCATTACTTTTGGGCTTGAAGCTGGAGATATACCGGATATTTCCTCCACATACGAAGCCGTTGACGCCGAAATAGTAAGGGCTGATACCGCCGATACCATTGGAGCAGATTGGGAGTGGCAAGACGGAATAGCCATGTCTTTCGGTAACGATAATGATTGGGAATTGGCCTATGACGAAACCACTGACGACAGATTGGAGTACACGCATACCGCTGGACCCGGTGCCGACGTATATTGGGATTTGAACGACAACGCTGCAAACTCTGTTTTCACGGTAACAAATTCAGATGGAACCTATGACGCGGTATTAACCGCAGATCAGCTTTCAGTCGGTGGTGGCGGTATGACCGTTGACGGTGACGGAGACACGGTTGTCAAAACGCTGCAAATTTCGGGAGCCTCAGGAACTACCGGAGCGGTTAGGATTTACGAAGATCCAGCCTATCAAACAGAATATAGGGGCTGGCTTGCCCAGGACAACTTCACGGCATCGCTCGACTTCCGATTCCCGAACGCGGTCCCGACAGCTGCAAATCAGTTCATGGTGTTCGGGGTGCCGTCATCTGACATCTCTGATATAACGTTTGCCGGACTCGACACGACATACTTTGATGTGACCTCGATAACCTCAATCGACACACAATTTAGGGGCGTTGCTGCTGGAACGGTTCACACCAGTCTTGCCGCCTCGCAGGTGATGGTTGACACTGACGGTATTACAGATCTCGCGCACGATCTTTTGGTTTACTCTGACGGGACAACGGATTACATAGTAATTTCGCTCGCCGAAGCAGACATCCCCTCTACCGGAGAGGATGATTATGTTGTCTCCTACGATGCGGACGCCAATAAGTTTTACATGGCAGCCGGCGGTGGTGGTGGCTCAGTTGCCTGGGACGATATAACCAATCCTGATGCAAACGACGAGATTGATTTTGGTGCATACGTTACCGAGCTGAATGTCGATGACCTTAGAATCGGAGACGGCGGTTCGAACTATGCTAAGTTTTCCGGTTCTGCCTTAACTTTCGCTGGAACCTATTCGATAACCCTACCTGCCGATTCGGTGGATTCGTCTCAGTATGTTGACGCCTCTATTGACGATGCACATCTAAACAAAGGGTCCGGCGCTGGCCAAATAGACTACTCCGACTTTACCACGGGAAACATCTCCACCTCTGGGACCGCAGCCATTGGCGTTTTGACCGTTACCGGCGTTATTAACACCTCCGTAGGATTGGACGGCGTCGGCGCTGTCGATATGGACTATGGAAGCGCCGATATAACCGATCACACCTTTGTTTCAGATGGTGGTACGTTCGTTGTAGATGGCGGCTTTACCGCTGGTGCTAATTCCGATATGGCCGACTACGACATCACATCGGTTGATAAGCTTGAGGGTGTTGATTCGGCGGTGTTTATCGACATGGGTGCTGACGGCATAGTACAAGTTGCCGCGGATATCGCAATTCACCTTGACCTTTCCGATGAAACGATAACCCTCGCAGACGGAGGAGCAAACCAGATAGACGTATCGACAGATACAGGTGTTGACACGATTTATGCAAGCGGAATAGCCATAGCAGCAAGGGCGCTCACTCCGACGGTTGCCGATCCCGATACGTGGACAATGAGCGGGAAAAACATGTACGGCGGCACATGGATAGCAAACGCTGCCGGAACAGGTGGTCTTCCGGCCGTAACCGCAGGTATGCACTTCACTGTTATAGTTGAGGGTGCTAATACAGTCATTCTTGACCCGAACGCTGCCGATACGATTTATCTTGATGGCGCAGCGGAAACCCAAGACGAAAACATTACCACGGACGGAACCAGTGGTGCCGTTATCGCCTGTCAATATAGAAGCGCTAATGCTTGGTCTTGTACTGGTGACGGCCTTTGGGATGGAGCAACAGACTAATGAAAAAGCTGATATTATTTCTACTTTTAATACCGTTTGTTGTTTGCGCAAGCCCTCTACAGCAGTCTTATTTAAGGGTTATAGCGTCTAAAATAGCTAATTCTGGCGGAGGTACAGAAATACCCACCCCAACCGCCAGGTGGCAGTTTAACAACAACCTCAACGATACTGGATCGACCTACAACCTAACTAACTCGGGAACCGTGACATACGATGCGACGAACAAGGCAGAGGGATCTCATGCTGCTATTTTTGATAATAATATCTACGCATACCATGCCGATAATGCAGCGTTCGAGCCGGGAGCCGGAGATTGGTCCCTATCTGTAGTGTTCCGAGCAACATATTTGGTTGGATCTGATTTGGCTATAGTGGGGAAGTATGTGTGGGATGAGGGTCGAAGCGGGTTTTCTCTCAGAACGGAAGTGTCTGATTCAAGCGCATTGTATTTAGCTATACACACCAATGACTACAGTTCGACCGAAATTGACGTTGGCTGGTCGCCAACGATAGATACTCTTTACCATGTCGTCATATCAATTAACGCCTCTGAACCAAATGAGGTTACGGTATGGATCTCATCAATTGGAGGAACGTTTGGAGATCAGGTTAATGGAACTCAATTCAATCTTGATGACGCAATTCCAGACAACACCGCACAGTTTATGATCGGTCGATCTGATGATGGCGTTGATGACTACCCGTTTTATGGTCAAATAGACGATTTCTATTGGTACAACGGTACAGCGTTAACTTCTACTGTTGCTGAGGCGATTTATGACACATACTAAAAAAAAACTTTTGGTTTTTATCGTTGCGGTGTTGTTTTTTCCGGGCGTTGTGCTCGCTGAAATACTACCGTATAGCCAGGATTTCGATGGGGGTGGTGCGTCCGCGTGGATAGCATCAAATCACTACGTTGATAATGGTGCTTCAGCTTCACTTTCCGAGGGGGGGGGTTGGGGCGGAAGTGACGCGCTATTGCTACTTGGCCCGACAGTGTGCACCGGTGGAAATGGTCAAGACGCTAACATTACGGTAGGATTCTCATCAACCGGTTATATACATTTTCGTTATCTTATAAAACTCGGTACGTCCTATTGGGCGAACTCTACGAGCAGCGGTTGTGCTGGGTTTGATCTCAAACACATTGAGGCAACAGGTACGGCAACAAGATTTATTTCATCAGTAAAAACCGGAGATGGCGAGTATGGACTCTCTGTGTGCAACAACTCAACTTGCAAGTACGAAAATGGTGAGGGATCTGATCCCGATGACGGGAACTGGTGGCCTGAGGGAACCCAGACATTCAACTGGGGCGACTACGTTGGAGAATGGGTGTGTTTAGAGTACATAATTGATTCCGCGTCAACCGGGCTATCCAGCGTGTACGTTTGGACCATGGATGGAGCAGTGTCGGGGTTGCTAAAACAGTATTATATAGATATTGGTGGCGGGTACACGTCGATAGAACTCGGCAATTATTACAACCACAGGTTGTCGAGCCAAACAAATGCTGAGATGTGGGTTGATAATCTGATTATCACAACGTCCGCGACCCTTATAGGCCCACCCACTGGATTCGTAACCGGAGAAGACACCACAGATCCAACGGCAACAATCACAACCCCTACCTCAAGCGCGACATACGATAACGGGTACGATAGCACAGTATCTCTCGGAGGTACGTCATCTGACAATGTGTCCGTGTCATCGGTAACGTGGGCTTGCTCAAAGTGCGAACCGACCTCGGGGTCTGCCTCTGGTACCACTAACTGGACGATCACTGATATCGGCCTCTCAGACGGCGAGAACGTGATCATCGTAACAGCGACTGACTCATCAAACAACACCGGTACTGACCAAATAACGGTGAGCTATACGGAGGACTTAGACCCACCTGTAATTAGCTCCCCTCTGCCTTCGGGTTCTCAGGCCTGCGATGAGGACCCGGACCCAAACACATTGCAGGTAACGACAGACGAGTCCGCAACTTGCCGATATAGCACTTCTGATGTAGATTATTCATCGATGGGAAGCACCTTTTCGGCAACCGGAGGAACCTCCCACAGCCAAAGCGTCAGTAACGCATGTGGTGACAGCTACACATACTATGTTCGATGCATCGACGGAGCCGGAAACTCCAACAGCTTTTCTTCAGATATAGATTACAGTGTAGCGGCATCAGCAACGCCTCGTCAGCAAAGAGGAACTGTCCGAATATTTGGAACAGCATTAATAAGATAGGGGGTAGAAATGAAGAAATTATTTATTTTTGCAGCAACAATTTTCTGTATTTTTTCTTTAGTTTATATCGCCAGCGCAGCAGAGGTAACGCTCGAATGGGATGCCCCGGGAAACGCCGAGTGGGGAACAAGGCTCTATATCGGTACATCTCCTGGACAGTATAATTTCAGCTCAGACGCCGGATCAGGGACCGTTCAGTTCACCATTTCCAATCTGTCCCTGGAGAGACCTATTATTTCGCGTCAAAACACTATTTCAACGGCATGGAAAGCGGATATTCTAACGAGGTTGAGTATTTGGTGCCGAGCGAAATCACCGAACTTCCTCCACTGCCTGGGATCAACGATGAAGTTAGGCGATACGAGCTGATCATCAGAAAACTGCAATAGAAAAACGAAGGCGGTAGTAAATATGGCAAACGGTAGGTCTACAAGTACTAAGCTGATCTGGGCAATTATGGCCTCCCTTTGGGCTCTCACCCTCCTTTCTGGCGGGTTCGTCATGAACACACTGGCAAACAATGATCAAGACTGCAAAACCAAGGCAAATTCGAACACAGCAGCAATAGCCAAACTCAATACCGATGTGGCCGTAGCCAATAATACCCTGAAGTCGATGCAGAAACAGCTTGATGAAATTAAAACTTCGCAGAAGGAGATTTTATCGGAGCTTCGAAAACATCAAAATTGAGGTGACGGTATGAATAAGGAAAAACCACTCAGCAAAATATGTATCGGTTGCGGCTGTGTTAGTATAGACATCTGGTGTGAAGTGTGCGGCGATGCGTATTTAAAACTATCTGTGAAGGAGTTACGCAGAATAGCCGAAATAAAAGAGGCGGAAATTAAACATGGGGGGGAAACTTGACGAGCTGATGAAAAAGTTCCCGCCAGGGTATGACCAATCATGGAATTTCTGGCTATGTGAGCATGTGCCGCCCGGAAATGCTTGCAAGGGATGCCCCGTAATGAATGAATCTTATTGTGAAGTTTTTGAAAAATTGACGACAGGAAAAAAATTAAAGGATTGCATTGATCAAATCAAGCCGTGTCTAACCAAGAAAGAGTTCAATGATATTCACGATCCTAAAAAATAGGGGGGCAAGTCAATGATACCGAAATGGCCAAGTGTAGACGAATCAATAACCGGTATCGAGAGGTATAAAATATATCGTCGCTATCTTCGAGACGGCGATATCCTCGAATGGGGATCCGACAAGATTATCGGTCGCATGATCAGAATGTTCACCAAAAAGGATGTCAATCATACCGGTGGCGTCATTCGCATGAAGGAGTTCGAGAACGAGCCTGGCGATCGAATCATGACAACCGAGGCTACCGAGAAGGGGTTTTGTATCAACTATCTTTCCAGGGCGCTGGAAGGGTATAAGGGCCGCGTTTATGTCCTCCCCCTAAAGTCACCTGGTCTCGACAACTATCGTCGATCAATAGTCCGTTGTGAGCTTGATATGGTAGGAATCCCGTATGACTTTGGAGGCCTGTTTTCAAATATGTTTGGCCGGGTATCAATGAACGCCAGGCAGTTTTTCTGTTCAGAAGGAAAGGCGTTCTCCCTTGACAGCTCAGGCGTCATAACGTTACCACTCAATAAAAAGGGGAGAAAGATAGCCCCGCGGCCTGGAGATTTTTTTAAATTTGGCGTCACTCTTCCGAGGGTGCGAATTTACTAAAAGGGAGGTTTCCATGAAATTAGCGATCGCATCATTTTTGATTTTTTCGTTTTGTTTGGTTGGGTGTGTCAAGGAGGCCCTATTGATTGGTGCGGTGACCGGATGGGCAGTTGTTGAAGTTATGACAGATGACGACATGGAAGAAGATCAAGTCGTTCACACTGGAAAAGTTGACGCTGTTCACTGCTACGATGAGGCATGTTTCGTGAGTTTCGAAACAGGATCAATGTATCGTATCGATCAAGATGAATGGGGATTTGTCAAAGTGGGGGATGAAGCCACAATAGTGCAAAATAACGGTAAACTTTCAGTTAAATAGATACTTTAGTATCGCTTGGAAAGGGAGGTTTAGATCATGGACTACATTATGGGGATTATCAACGAGTATTGGCCACTGTTTATCGCTGCCGGCGTAGCTCTGGACTTCATTGTCGGTAAAATTCCTGACAAGTACGTCCCGTACATAGGCGCACTGAGGCGGTTTTTCGGCGCGCTTAAGGGCAAAGGAAAGACCGGTGAAACCATATGGGCTATCCCTGCCGTTCTGGCCGCAACTCTTGGTGGTCTCGCGCTACTCGGACTTTGCCTGGGAGGATGCGCTACAAAGCCGACAAAGGCCCAATACATTGCCGGCGCAAAGATCATCGCTCGGGAGGCCGGAAACCTCGTTGCCATGAATAACCCTGAGATGGCCACAGCCGTTCGACTCGGTTACAACATGATCAAGGATGAAGATGGCGATGAATTCAGGGCCCTTTTCGCAAATGGCCTTCAGCAGATGCTGGCCGCCGAGGGTGTGGCCGGATCGGAACGACTCGCAAAATCAGCAGCTGACCTGCTTGCCGTGTTCGGCCTGGATGTTCCCGACACTGGCATGATCGATGCCGAGTACCTGGAAAAGTTTGCAGTGGGAGACATCAAAGATATTGCCGTAGCTTTCATCGAGGGGATGGGTCCCGAATGAAATGAATCCTGTAGTTAGGTTGAGAAGATGGAAGCGGGACAAGGCAAAGGCCCGTCTCGCTTCTAAGCTTCGTCTGCAAGTGGTCGAGGTACGCAAAGAAAAGAAACGCCTAAAATCGCACCTAGACCACTGCAGGGACAGCGACATATGGTGTGAATACCGGGACTCGATCGAGTATTCCGGGAAGGTTCTTAATGGGATCGAAACCGAACTACTTAATCGGTTGAAAGCAGTGTCTTAATTAGTGCAAGTCTACTTGCGGAATGCCGTTCGATTGTGATTTGTATCAAAATGAAACGGTACTATTCGCCTTTAAGCTCCCTTATTTTTTCAAAGTTTGGATGCCTGTAGTTGATAAGCCACTCAGGCGTCTTGACCATCTTTCCGTTTATCGTTACCTGAACCCTGGTTCCCATGCCTGACGGCCAGTGTCGAAAAGTCTCGTCGTATTCTTCAAGGAGACCGGCCATCTTGCTTTGCCACTCATCCGGCATTTCATGCATTAAAACCCTTGGCATTGTTAAAAAACTCGAATAACTAAGACCAAACCAACCCCATAAATTATCGTAACCACTACCTTTCATTTAATCCTCCTATCCCACCATTCGGCGGGTCTATTTCGGCAACGGAGGCCCAAAATTGTCACTGAGGTATATACTTGCCGAAGTATCTATGTTGTTTTTAGCTGCGTATCTTTTCATGCCAATGATAAACCCATCTACGTTCTCTCCGACCTGGGCCAAAAGGTTTAGCATAACCATAGCCAAACCAGCATTTTTGGGGATTGTGGCGGTCCTACACCTTTCCCCTGGTGAATACTCAGCAACAGAAACAAACGGTATACCTTGGTGCTGGCATTCCTTTGCTATATAAAGAAGCATCGGTGCAATTTTTTCGTCAAACCACTTTTCGTTGTCCATTGCCCCCCCCATCCTCTGCGCTATTGCGCGGTTGTGGTTTATTCGTCCAGACCAAGGATCTTTCTAACTTCAGCCCAATCAACATACGGCCTTCTGTCTTTTGGGTGAATCAGGGGGCACCCGATAGCAGCATCATCTATCTGGATCTTTCACGCTTCCCCCCTTACCGCTGTGCACGGTTAATCAGAATACCCATGTGGTGCCGGATCACCATATACGGCCTTCATTTTATTGTCGCTCCAATGATCTGAATGCTCTAAATTAAGTTTCCTAAGTTCGGAAACCGTCTTCTTTGTTGTCCCTGCGTTTTGGCTTTCATAGCACATAAACTCGCCGTGCCAGCATGAAGCGCATAAACACTCATCACAAACCTCTACTATCTTTTTTTCAAAGTCCACTATTCCCCTCCCCCGCTGTGCGGTTAATCGTTAGATCTTTTCTGGCTTTGATTGCCGCCAATAATTTCTTCCAGGAAGTTCTCGTGAAACTGATATATTGTTTTTGGGCTATTCCCGGATAGGTGAACATTGAAAACACCCTTTTCTGAACACGGCCCCACAATATTGCCATACCTGCCGATACTTGGAATACCATCCGGTCCGATAATTCTTACTGCCGTTCCTTTTTTAAGCATTTTGTTTTCCCTTCCCGCTGTGCGGTTGATGTTGGCTACTCCTCGTTGAAACCATCTTTAATTTTATTCCAACAAACAGCCCCTACAAATATAGCAATCGTTATTAAAAGCCCTACTTTCCACCATGCCGCGCTAAACGATTCATTTATAGGGATTAATATTGATAGATTAGAACTAACTGCAACTCCAGAAAAGAAAGAAACTATCGTTGCCCATATGAAGTGTCTCATCATCCCTCCTCCGGCGCTGGTGGCATTGGTGGTAAAAGTTTAGCGTAAATAGATTCCACAGAATCTCTTTTGAAGTCTATCCAACAAGCGGAGCATTGCATTTCACCATCATCTCCGTAAAGTGTATGTGTTCTGTTGTGAAACAGCCACAGTAATTCTCTCAGTTTACGATTCTCCACCCTCACCGGATCGGATGGGCGGGTGTTCCACTTTTTGAGTATATCGGAGGCCATTGATTCTATGGCTTCCATTCGGGCGGGCCAAACATCTCTCCCCATTTCTTCATTGTTAAATCCGTCAGGGTGTTCGTCATATACTTTACCTTTGACAATGTATTCTAAGAACTCCCTAAATTCTTTCATGGTCGGGCCTCCTATCTGTCATACCCCATTTCTGTGTCCATAGAGTTTAGCCAATAGTCAACCTCTGACTCTACAAACTCCATAATTTCTTTTTTAAGTTTCTTTCTATCACCAATCACACTAAGTCTTACTTTTACAGGAGTACAAAAAAGTTGGGAGATGCCATCAGCGCTTGGAGATGGGTTATCTATTGGATGCAGTGCCATACCAACATAGTTATCTTCAAGTTTTAGGCACGTGCTTCTATCCAAGCTGCTTTGTTGCTCCCTTGCCTGTAAATATAATTTGATTGCGGCCACAGCAACCTCCTATTCCCACATATGACGAAACATCTTATTTGCTTACTTCTTCAATAACAATTCTCTCTGTTTTAGCTTCAATAATGCTTATGTCCTCGTTTCTAATAGTGTCTCTCAAATAAATAAGCGCCGATTCAATGGCTTGTTTTTTAACCTGGTCAAGTGAACACCCTTTCTGCCATCCACCAGAGGAAAGTATTTCCAGCTTTACAGACACAAATGCTTTTGTTTTCATAAGCCCCCCTATTCCCACATATGGCGATGAGCGCTCCACCACATAATTCCAGAAGCTGCTGCTATAAAAACAGAAAAAGACACCTTCCACCATGCTGCTTCGTAGCTGTCTCCAGCGTCAAGAAGCTTGGTTAGGTTCATGCAGGTTACAAATCCCCCCATATAGGATATAAACATGGCACCAATGAATTTTTTAAGCACAACCCCTCCTTTGCGCGGTGCGCGGTTGATGCGTGATGGTGGTTACTGCGTTTATCAACATTGCCGCTTGCATGACCCCTTTTTTACCGGCAATTTCAACCCAAGCGAACAATAGTATTCGCTACCGGTAACTTCGTTCCACCCATCGTTGAAAGCGCTGCATTCAAGGCAACACTTTGGAAGCCCCCTGTAATCCAAAACATCACCCTCATTTTCATTGCAACATTCTGGGCAAAACATATGCCCCGATCCATTTGGATCATGTCGGAATTCCGCGAAATCTTTTATTTCTCCACATTGGTCGCACATCGTTGGCATGTCCATATCATACATTACGCACCTCCCTATCCCCACATTACCCCCGCATACGGGGAGTTATATTTTATCAACCATGTGCTGCATGACGGCATCATAGGCGACGTTTGCGATCTCCTTTGCCTCATCGCACATTGAACCATCTTTCCCATAACTGGCGTACTCGATTGTTTCATCGTCCAGCATAAGAATTATGACCTTGTTTTTGCCGTACTTTTTTGCAATCCGTGCGGCGTCTCCAACCTTTGGTGATGGATTAAAAGCCATGATTACACCTTCCCCTTTTTTCGCTTCCCGGCCACCCCGAGAAAGCCTGATTTTGACGGCGGCTGACGGCGCCAGTACCTGGCCGAGTAGGTGGCCACCAGTAACGATATTATCAGGCGATAACGGTATTCCATGTATGTCTGAACGAGCTGGAAATCTTTTTGTTGATCAATCCTGAAAAGCATCTCATTGATAACGTCCCAATCTATTAGGTGCGGACAGTGGACTGGGCACTCAGCCATTGATCCCCTCATTTCATCCTCCAGTATTTCGGTACCGGTAAAATCATCTAAGATTTCCCCCATGGAATCGGCCGAAGATCCTTTTTTAAATACAGTGGATGCCTTGGATGACCATCTTTTGTGAGTGCAAGAAAGTGAGGGTCGAACAGGTTGCTGTTCAATGTTTCTTCACCACGATTCATAAATGCACCATGAACGCCCCAGGCAATTATGGTAATGGCCGCTATTTCAGATTCGTATCCAATGTATTCGTCGTTCTCTGGACCGATTGGATCTTCACAATCATACAGGGCCTTTGGGTCTGTTGATCGGAGGGCAAACAGGTTGACCATTTTCATACCTCCGTAACCCCAAGAATCAGAAAACCGGATGCATCGCCTTATGGTTGGATCGTCGAAGTTTGCATCTGCCGTTGAAGGGTTCAGACACACGAACAGAGCAACACCTTTTGACGGCTTCCATATTCTGCTGAGCAAGTACCTGTACTTTCTTCCCGGTGAAAATATGGCGCCCTTTTCCATCATCTAAGCCTTCTCCGCTGCCTGTTTAAATATGTCCTCAAGTACCTCCATTTGGCGATCTGAAAGCCATCCTTTTTCCTCGAACTGCTTTTCGTACTTGATGATAAGGTCATGTTGCGGATCTGTTAACTGATCGTATTCCATCAGCTTAAAGCAGCACTCAGCTCGGTCTTTTTGCTTTTGGTTCATCGCGGGTATTCCTCCCAAATCTCTCCGTCTATCATGTGGTTTTTGGGGTTATTCGTTTTTCCGAACAGTACGCTTCCCCACTTCTTGAAAAAGAACGGAACTTTTGCGGAAACGCACTGGTTTCTGAGAGATATCACCCAATCCCTTGAAATTATACGCGCCCCAGGGCCTGTCTCTCCACCGCAGATTACCCAATCAATATCACTTCCGGTATCCCTCGACCATGCAGCTTCATCATCGAACCTGGAAATTCCCAACCATGGAGACAAGTTGATACTTGAAAGCATAGGCTCAACGGATACGAATCGAACTGATGCCGGTATCTGCAAAAGGATGGGGATTCGCTCGTCAGCCATTTTCTGGTTCTCGGCGGTGACTCCGATCCACCAGTTTTTTGGCATCTTCCTGCCGCTCAAAAAGAACTCAAAAGCGTCCCTCATTATAGCAGGGCGCTTTGTCAAGAACAGGTATGTGTGTTGCTGTGCCATCTCCGCATAAGACAAAACCCTGCACCCATTTATGATGTTCACCTTTTCGTGGAACAGGTCGCCCATACTGCAAACGAAAATCATTCTGGGTTTTTTCCACTTAACCGGCTTTTCAAGCTGGTTTTGGTGGCATACCCCTGGTCTAAAAGGATCATCTTTCGGATACCCATATCTTCCGGCGAGGCGCAGAGACATCCGTTCTGCAAAGCAGTTTCGGCACCCATCACTGATTGGTGTGCATCCAGTGATCGCATTCCACGTTTCCTGACACCATTCTATCTTGGTTGACATCTGTTAAACCTCCATGCCTATTGATTTCAGGCGTTCAACGGTTTCTTGCCAATCAGCCGGTGGATCGTCGCTGTTGTTCATGTGGGCGATCTCCTGGGCCATGTCACTACGTTGCTTTTATTTCTCTCTCGCACAGTGTTTTCGCCGTATCTTTTGATAGTTCATTCCCGATGTATTTAAACGGATTTGCTACAAAACAATTCCACGACCCATCTTCAATTCGTTCAATCCATCCGAGTGAATCCAATAATCTGACGTAATCTCCAGATTTCGGGACGTGACTCGTTGCAACATATGTTCTAACCGGAAATTCACCTATGAACGACCAATTTATTATCAAAACGCACCTACTATCCCTGCTGGTTAATATCGTTTAGCCCCCCCCACCAAACCCCACCCCGTAGGATGGGGTTCAGTTGAACGCTAACCCACTTGCCTTACAGTTCCAGCCTTTCCATGACGTCTACGATTGACTTAGATATCCGGTCGACATCGTAACGCAGCGATCGTATTCTTGATGCCATAGGAACCAGCTCCTCTGCTTTACCATCCTGTGGTGGACCTGGTGCATCCGGATCTTTCATGACCCCCTCAAGCCTTGTGACCAGAACTTATTGCTGTGATGCGCACCTGTCTATAATATCTGCCAATTTGTTGAGCTCTGCATCTATCTGGCCGATACGTTGCACTTCGTTTCCTAATGTTTCCATCTTGATAACTCCTTTTTGTTGTGGGTTAATGGTTGTTGGTTATCCCTATTTACGTTGTGGATAGAGCTTGTTTAGATACTTCTTAGCGAAGTCGTCGCTTATAATCCGACGCTCAATAAGATCATGGCAGCCCATGCAGATAGTGATCGTGTTGTTTTTAGTATCCGATCCAGATTGCGACAATCTTTGCACATGATGAATTGTGAGATATGATGCTGGCCATGGTGCGCCCACGAATTGGCAGTTTGGATTTTTGCATTGGTGCCCGTCCCTTTCGTGAACATATGCCTCAAGTTGACGGCGCTTATATTTACTGACACGAACGGCGCCTATCTTTGGGAATGGAGCATTGGCATAATATTCCTTAAGGTGGCCCCTTCTCTCTCTGGCTCGTCTACTCATGGATAAAGCCCTCCTAATGAAACGACTTGAAATCTATTTTGTGCAGCTCAGGAGAATCGATATCGAACAATCCAAGCTGGCCGCGCCATGGGATAAAGTCAATCTTGCGAACCTGGTTGATCAGCAATCCGACCGGACCGAAGAACCATGGAGATTCAGACCGCCTGACGGCGCCTGTCATATAACCCATCGCAACGACACCACCGGTTCCGAATCCGTTCATTTTCAGAAAAAAATCCTGTTCGTCGGGAAATGACATTTCAGGAATGTCGAGTAAATTACAGTGTTCGGAGAGCCACACATAACCTTCTCTGTCGAATGTTTTCGATGCATGGATTAGAATAGGGCCTTTGTATTTCGGCAGATAACGCCATTCACGATTTTCAACATCTTTTCCGTGCAGAAAAGCCCATGCCCATGGTTGCTTGATACTCAATGCTTTCATATCGCCACCAGATTTCCTCTCGCAATGACCTCAAAGAAGTGATCGCCAGAATCAGGCCACAGCTCAAACTTGACCAGAACGTTCCTCGGGCCTGGCCCTTTCGATACGGTTTCGACAACACCCTTCATGCCTTCACATGGCATTTTGCGCATGGCCGATTTTCGATAGTGGATGCTCACTCTCTGGCCTTTTATGGGTTGGAAGATCATCATCCCACCATCCATGTTGGAGGAAGTTCATGCTCTTGCCCCTGTCTTTTCCAAAGGTGAAGACAGTTCGGGCATCGATTGACATATTCGCTTTCTTTCGGGTGAAACTGGATAACGGTCTCATCCCTTTCAAAGAACAGGTTTTTGATAAAGCACATCTCTTTCCAGTTCGGGCACCTGTTCGGAAGGCTCACGCTTACATGGTCCCAGCCGGCGCCATCGGAAACGATCACCCTCAGTTTCTTATGACAGTACGGAATTATAAAAACCCCGTTTCTTCCATAAGATGGGTCTGAACCTAACTGGCCATTGCGCACCCTAAGCTTTTCAATGTTTGCAGGTATCTCTGGTTTCATTTCAAATCCCTCAAAAGCTGCAGGTAACGGTCAACTGAAGACTGACCTGTTTTGAAGTTAGGTTCGATGCCTACCAAGCCGGCATGGAATTCGAGTGCCTGGGTGATAAACCGGTGACTACGGTCCTGGTGGCAATTCTCATATTTCAAAGAGTCGGTAGGAAACTGAATTCCGCCGTCAGGTCTCACGATCGGATCACCGCGAAGGAAACCGAACTTGCACTTTGTCAACTCATCGACCTTGATAGGGTGGTTCAGGTTATCATCTTCAAAGGCTTGACTGCTGATGTAGTCCACAGATCCCTTGTAGGCGCACAGCTCCCTGTAGGATCTCATCTTCTCGGCGCCGACACCCGTACCGCGGAAACGGACCACCTTTCCCTCCTGGTACTTGTAGCCCTCCATGCGGTCATATTCAGACCATGGTTGCCAGATGCCGCCTTTTCTTGTGAGTAGGATGTCGATCATCTATCAATGGCCCAATTCAGTGCTTCGATGATATCTCCCAGCTGCGCGCAGTCCTTGCACCCCTTCCCCTTGGGAGGCGGCTCATTGAGGGATAGGATGCCTTTCGCCCTGGACAGAACCTCGGCAAACTTCCTTGGGTTGATTTCGATATCCAGCTGATGGGTTTTAAACTCCATACTGAATCCCTCGGCCGACAACAGGTGTCCCCACACATCCGGCGATGTTTGAGGCTCACAGTACACCAGCGGAATTGCAACGACGCGATCGCCGAAACCCTGCTGTATCCAAGCAGAGGCGTTCTGTTGAACCTCGTACATGGGTAACAGCTTGTCCTGGTTCTTGGTCCATTTGGCCGTTTTGTAGTCCGGGATGATGATACACCCGTCTTTATCCCGCATGATATCATCGGCAACCGTCCGGACTGTTATTCCGGTGAGCGGGTCTGTGCGAAAATATTTCTTCCAGTGAGGCGTCGGAAGATAATCAACCGCGTTTTTCAGCGCCGGTATCCAGGGGGGCGGCTCCTTGAAGTGGTCGAACCATGCATGGACGGCCTTCTTTGTATAGCTGTCGATGCTGGAGAAAATACCGGGGAAAATCTGCCACGGCACCTTGAGCTTGTTCTTGATCCAAAAACACCGTTCGCAGGCATCCTCAAGCATCATGGCCCCCAGGTTCTTTGCCGAAATGGTGATGTCTAATGGTTTTGACATGATTCCTCCTTTATTCGAAAATGTTGACCTGTTTAAATTTAACAGCCTCTTTCTCCATCCTGGGCATCGCTATCTCTTTGGCATAGGTCGTGTTAAGCTCTATGCCGATGAACTTGCGGAAGTGTTTAAGCGCCACCTCTCCCGTAGTTCCGGATCCGGTGAACGGATCAAATACCGTTCCGCCCTCGGGACATCCCGCCAAGATACAGGGATCTATAAGGTCTGGTGGGAATACGGCGAAGTGTGCTCCAGTGAACGGTTTAGTTGTAATCGACCATACTGATCTTTTGTTTCTATCAGTATAGTATCGACCATTTAGAAAGCCTTTATCTGATTCTGTACCGGGCGGCGTATCTCGCCTACCTGTTGGGCAATCTCTATGGTTTTGGGGGTCTGCCGATTCTTTTATAGATTCCTGGTCGTAATAGTAATCGTAACCAGACCATCTATTTCGGCGCTTACACTCATCCATGATGTAGTGCGGGGCTGTTTTTGATGAGTTCCAAACTTCATTCCCTATTTTGTCAAACCATTTGTATTCTGGATCAGGTTTTTCGTATACCCACGCATTTGTCTTGGAATTACGCCATAATATTTTTTTCCCGCTTTTTGAGAATAGAAATATATACTCATGCGCCTTGGTGCATCGATCTCTGACACTTTCCGGCATAGGATTTGGTTTGTGCCAGATGATATCTTGGCGCAAAAACCACCCGTATGAGCGGAGGGAAAAGGCCACCATCCAGGGTATGCCAACAAGGTCTTTTGGCTTTAAACCATCAATAGGCATTCTGTTTGGCTGGTATGTCGGAATACCGCTCATAGGATTTTTACCATCAGGAACCTGTGCCCTTGCAGGTCCGTACTTTTTAAATCGTTCTCCCTGGTCTCCACCACCAGGACAATTTCCAACTTTTCCCGCGCCCGTTGCGTAACTATCCCCCAAATTCAACCAAAGCGTTCCATCGTCACGCAGAACGCGGAGGACCTCCGCGAAAATAATTGCGATGTGGTCGACATAAAGTTCCGGTGTCGGTTCCAAACCAAGGCATCCGAACCATGCGCCACACTTTTGGCAGAATTTTCCAGCTATTATGTATTTCATTTTATCGTGCTCGTCGCAAACACGACGGTTGCCTTGTTTTAGATCGCCATTTCCAGTAGGACCGCCCTTGTGAATATTTATGTTGTCTCCCCATTCATGATCACAATCTTCAATACCTCCCCAGACGCGTCCCTCAACGCCATAATCCCTTAGCCCCCAATACGGTGGAGAAGTCACGCAGCAATGAACTGACTGATCCGGCATGGTCTTCAAGATCGTGAGTGCATCGCCTATGTGCAGCTTGAATTTATCCATTTCATTCCTATCAATGCGCGTAAGTAGGTATCCCGGTTAATCTCTGGATCTCCTTGACGAACATATCGGGATCCCCATTCGATTTTGAAATATGGATGAGGTGGATCTCCCTGCATCCTGACATATCGTTTGCCTTGATGAAGTCTTTCACGTTCTGCAGGGAAAAGTGAGATCTCTGGATCCGCTTTTTAAGGTACGGCTTAATCCCGGGCATCCATGTCTCGTCTGAATAGTTGCACTCAATGGCCAGGATGTTGATGCCGGCGAACCTGTTCTTGATGTAGAAAGAGTCGGTGATATAGAGAAGCTTTTCTCCTGATGGACCAGTTATGAAAAACCCGAAAGGTTCTGCAGCGTCGTGCTGAGTATTGAATGGAACTGCTTTGAAATTTCCTACACTAAATAGTTTCATGGCCTCTACCGGATGGGCTTTGTGTCCACTTACACCGAGACTTTCGAGGGTTCCTTTTGATGCATAAACATCGACCGACTTTTTCATGATATCTTTGATTGCCTTACAATGGTCCTTTCGGTCAGTGTTCATGAGAAACAAGACAGCCTTGCATCTCATGAACTTTAAAACCTCCTTTCTCAGATATCTTTTTGATGGGTATTCCACACTCGATCATCAGTTTATGTCCTGAGTCCTCTATGATGTAGCAGTTTCCCGAGCTGCCGCTGGCGAGTGACATCATTTTCATTTCGATTTCTTTCTATTCCAATAGGGGCTTTTGCATTTCGGGCATATCGTGATGATCTCTTTTCTTGGAGTCCATTTGTGGCCGCACCTTTTGCATTTAAGTTTTTTGAGTTTTAACTTCATCCCTTAAAGTACCCCCTATGAGTAAGTTTGTCAACAACTATAATAGCTTTTGAATTGCATGCGCACTCCTGGTCACTGTGTTGCTAAACTTTGCCGCAGCTCGCGCACCCACTTGCTACGGACGGCGCATCTGTCAACCTCTTTTTGGTGCTCTATTTTGTGGTATCCAATACTGTTGACCGTAGATTCGATTTTGTTAGCCAACCAATCTTCGCCTGAAAGCTTTTCAATTTTCTTTTCCAGGTAATACGACTCGGAACAATCGAACTCTATCGACTCTCGTATTTGCTCCATCATAAACTTTTTAATTTCTGTGTGCTCGTCGGTTGGTGGCTCCCAAGCATCGACTTTAGCCAGCATCGCTTTATATTTCCCACGCAATTCTCTGTCCTTACGGATTCCGTCTTCTTTTTGAGCGCAGCGGTTTAGGTATTCCTTGTCTGCCTCTATTTCAGCGTCAAAAATTGACATTGTACGCAGTACGGCAAGCTTGGCCTCCAGATCAGAAAGCTGTTTTGTGTGATAGTCTGTCGGCTGAAACTCGTCCGGTATTTCAGCATCCAATGGATCGTCTCGCATGGTAATGAGCGCACCAAACGCACGGGCGCATCCCATAACAAACTTTTCAAAAGAAACATCATCGGAAATGCATTTTGTGAATCCTGTTGGCATTTTAAACACCTCCTTTTAGGTTCGCACACCCTATCCCTACGTCGTTGGCCATGGGGTACCACCCACCATTACCCGTCCGGCCGTGCATACCCATATCATTGAGTTTGTCCCGGCAGGCCGTTAAATCTTCACCGGGATAAATTCCCTTACAGGATCATAGGCCGGAACCGCTACCCGCAACATGACCCACTGTTCCCTCGCAGCCTCCCCCACGGCTATGGAATTCTGTTAAAATGCTGGCTTGGGCTTCCCCTGCACTGCCTCCTTGCCGCTATCGTCCTCGGGCTGGTCCACCTCATCACTTTCCGAGATCGTCCCATTTTCGGCCTCTGAGGCGCTCTTGTGATCTCCGATATCGATGACTTCACCACTGTTGGCGAAATCCTCGATCTCCTGACGGGTCTCTGCCTCGTAGGCCTCCTCGTCGGTCCTGCGAATTGATCCGATCAAAATATCGAGGCCTGAGTCGGAAGAAGCGTTGATGATGTGCTTGGAGATTTTATTGACAACCGTTTTCCGGCACTGCTCCACCGGAAATTTCGCATGTACAGAGTTTGGTTTGATGGTGCCGTCATCGTTGACCGGCTTCATAGGGCTCTGTTTCCATGACTGGTGGATCTGCTTGATGGTCATCAGCTCGCACCGTCTTACTTTTCCGTCCTTGCCGATGGCAACGGCGTAGGCGCCGACAATGTTGTTGTCATCGATATTCTGAAATTTCTGGTGATGGGTTCCTGGGTATCGCTGACCAAGATTGATATCGAAATCCAGCTCGTCTCCTTTATAGATCACCTCGGCGTATATATCGTCGAGGCGGTCATCTACCCGAAGCGCGACAGCCCTTGCTCCGTGGTATGACCTTTGAAGCGTAAGGGTTGTTCCGTAGACGATGAAATAGCACTGATCCTTCGCCGGGTTAAGGCCTTGGATTACCATGTTAAGCAATGCATTGGCTATTGATGTGCGGGTGCATACCTGAAGCGCAGGGTTATCGTCTCGGTCTTTAACGCCTTGAAGCATAAGCCATGCAGATTTAAGCGCATTTGACGGAGAATAGTTCGGAGGAAGGTCAAGCTCTCCATTTTTGTGGAACACCTGAACCTTAGAAAGAACGATGTCGGCGGTCTCCTTTTTTATCTCGATTAGCGCGTTGGTTCCACCATTTTCCTGTTTTTTTGCATCTTTTTTGGTTGCCATCTCTGTTTTACCTCCCTTCAAATCTGAGTTCTTTATCTTTTTCGCTGACAATAAGCCTGATGGTCTGGGAGCCAGACTCAAGCAGCTGGGTGACAGACTCGGCATTGTCGACGAACTTGACCATGCTGATGCCGTAGAAAGACGATAGGACGTTTTGGATATCGATTCCGACGTTCAGGCGCGAGGCGTTGTTCATCGTATTGTACTGTACGCCATCATGGGTGGCCACGCATACCGGTTCAATACCTCCGTTGATCTGCTTTTCGAACAGCTTGAACCTGGTGATAAGGAACTTGTCGTTGATTGAATCCTCGATCATGCGGGTCTTGGCCTGTTCGAACTCTCCAATCAGGTAAAGCTCATGTTCCAGGCGCTCAAACTCCATGGCGAGATTCTTTTCCTCGTCGCGCAGTTCCTCTACGCGCTTTTCGGAAGTGGCCGCGGCCTCTATTTTCAGCTTTTCGGCCTTGAGATCGTCGAGTACCTTTTCAGCCTCGTCCACTTCGGCCTGTGCCTCTGTTGTGTCTGGTGAATCGACCTCTTTTATGTGATCGATCTTTCCCTTTATCGTTTCAACAGCGCGCTTCAGATCGTTCAGCGTCTTGTCGGGGGCCTGCTTCGGAATGCCCGGATCTTCCCCAATTATTTCCGTAAGGGTTTTGGAAAGGTCCGATTTCTGGCTTTCGAGGGAAACGAGTTTTTCGTTGATCTTTTCCAACTCCTCGAGGCCCTTCTTAAGAGACGCCTGGCGCAATTCAAGGATTGATTTTTTCTCAACCCCCTCCTCGTTTATTGCCTTGAAGGTGTCTGCCTGGGCCTCGTTGAACTCGGCAAGCGCTTTTTCACTGGCTGCCTTTTGATCCTCCTCCGGTATCGGTTGGTCGCAGCGCGAGCACACACCCTCAACGTCAGGAACGAAAGTCTTTTCGGTCTCCTTAACGAACTTTTCGCGCAGCTCTGCCAGGTTCTTCTCTAATGAGGCTATGTCCTTTTCCAGCTCGGCGTTTTTGTCTGCGACCTCGCGCTGTTTGACCTTCTGGTCTGAAACTTTCTTCGATACCGCTTCGAGGTTTTTTGTGGCTTCATCCACCCTTTTCTGATGCGCCTTTGTGTGTTCAGCCACAAGCTTTTGGCGATCCTTTGCAAGGGCGTTCTCACGATCTATGACGGAGGCCTCGGCCTCGGCCAGCTTCTTTTTCAGGTCCGATATGGCGCCGTCGTTTTCGATCGCGCTAAGGGCCTCTTTTTTCTTCCTGAGAACCTTGTCGGCCGACTTGATCTCCTCGATGACCGTATCGTAATCCCTGAGAGAATCATCCTTGTCGCGGGTGCGCTCGTCAATCCTGGCCGGTATCTTGTCCAGCTCCTTGTTTATTTTGGTTTGGCGCTCCTTGGCTATCTTGCGATGATCGTCGAACGATCTCTCTTTGATGATTTCGATCATGGCGGCATAGTCCGGGTCCAGTTCACCGTCAGGAAACATCCGGCGAATGACATCTTCGTCACTCAGATCAACTCCACACACCTCGAAAAGCAGCTTTCGCCTGGCCTCTTGATGGGTGCATTTCTTGCCGTTGTAGGTTGTCAGCACCTCGTTGAAAAAGCGCGGGTTGGTCAACAGCTTAAACGTCAATTCGGGGCAGATATCATCGACAACCTTTTTGAATTCCTTCTCCTGCAGCGGCACCCCGTCAACGTAATAATCATTTTTGTTGCCGGTGAAGGTGTCATGGGCGTCTCCCCGGTGGCGCACCCATGATTCGGTGTGGACCTTTTTGAGGGATTTTTCAGCTCCATCGATAACCAGGACGGCCTCAACCATGTGCTCCTGGTCACCAGATACCACCTCACCGTTTTCATCGACCGTTTTTATCTGAAAGTTCGCCTGGTCGAGAGAGTCTTTGTTGAAAAGGAGCCAGTAGAAAGCGTCGGCAAGGCGTGTCTTTCCACTTTTGTTGTCTCCGAATACGTCCAAGTCATTTCCATCGGCAACCATATCTATGTTGCCGCCCTTGAAGTTTCGAGCATACAGACTCTTTAATTTGATTTCCTTCATCCTGGTTTCCTCCTTGCTCTGACGGGTATATCCGTGTTGGGTTTCAGCTTTATGAGATCAATAATCTATCGGGGTGATTAGCGGGGCCCACCCGTTGTAGGCCCCGCTCTCCGTTAAACCCTCGCTTTTGGCTAATTGCCCATCAGCATCACCCCCTTTGAACGCCGCCAGTGTTGTAATATCCCTGTTTACCACCGGCATGTTGGGTAATAGGGCTAAAACAACTCCGGCGACGAAAAGAATTGCGATCAATATCAGGTGCCACTTGTTGATCGATACGAAAGCGTGGTTTGCTATCCAGACGGCTTCCTTCTGCCTTCTGGCTTTCACCCGCCTGATCTCTTCGTTGTCGTCTCTCAAAGACGATCTGAAAAACCAGGTCATGAGTGCAACAGCTACCCCGATGCACGCGATTGTGAAAAACGTTATCTCAATCATGACTCGTTACCTCCAAACGAATATATTAAGGCCTCAAGCTGATCCTCTATGGACTTAAGCCCGACAAATCGTCTCCCCGTCCTTATAAATTCGAGAAGATCTTTTGCCTCGTATTCGTCTGACAGGATAAGCGGGATTGCTTCATCAAGTATTTTTATATTCTGCATTTGTTTCCTCCTTTTTCTGGTAATTTAAAAAAACCCGCCCCCGCCTCATGGGACGGGTTTCAATCAACTACCAGTGCACCCTATTCTTCCTGCTCTCTCAGCTTCTTGGTTGGCTTAAGGTATTCATCCAAGACGCTCAGGATATGCTCCACCTGCTTCTGCTTCAATATCCCAGGGAATGGGTGGGAATATATCCTCATCTGCCTTATACCGATGACAACGTTTGAGATTTCGTCGTCACGATCGTATATTTTGTGCCAGATGGTCTGCGCCTTTGGCAGGGCCAGCTTCAAATCACCCTTGTTGCGAACGACATCTGATTTTCTGATTGTCATGGGCTCAAGGGTGTTCACGATCATCTCGTTTCCCCTCACCATGTATTCGTACATCCCGCTCTTGGCCTGGGTGAAGCCTTCAGTGGCTACGGCCGGCGTCGATGCCACGACCAGCATAAGCATGGCGATCAAAAGGATGATTCCGGTCATAAATTTGATTTTGAAAAAAGTGTAGTTCATTGGTGGTCTCCTTTGGTTAATAGTTGTTTTTCGTACAAAAAGTCCCTCATGTCAGTGTAACTAAACTCAGGTACGAACCGCATTGCGGATTCCCTGAAAAGGCCTGCAGGAACATAAAGATATTCATCCCCGAGCGTTGTCCATGGAAACTCGGAATCGGAAGTCACCACATTAAAATCGTCGTTCAGCTTTAGATATGTCTTTTCGTCTCCGTCAATAATCATTGCTTGAACATGAAAACCAGTTACAGTGCTACCGCTTACCGCTACAAAGGCGTTTTCTATCTTCAGATCTCGTTCGAGTATGGTAATGATGTTCAGTGCCTTATCGACGCAGTTACCCTCTGCTATGATTTCCTCATCATCTGAATCTTCGAAATAGAAAATTGCACCACCTGAAGACGCTGATGTTGTGTCAGTGTCGGTCACGTTTGTGGCGCCTACGGCCAGCGGCCTCCAATTGCTATCTATCTGTGCAATTCTTAGTTCTTCGTGGAAATATGCCATAAACCAAACGGAAATGACCAGCAAACTCACAGATACAAGGAAGGCTATACACCAGTAGGCTTGATTCCTTTCACCTTCTCGGATTATCTCTTTCTGCTCGGCTATTCTGAGTCGAAACCGTCTGAATGCATTGACGGTTTTTAAGTCAGCCATTTTTTTACTCCCTGGTTTTAATTATCCTAACTGGATTTCCTGGTCACGGTTACTCTGTGTATCCCGGCCAGGCGGTGATTTACATAAAAATAGCCATGCGGTTTATTCGCCGAAGTAGGCCAATCAGGAGCATAGTCTGTACCGAGAAGTTCCAAAAAAACCTTTTCAAATTCGTCAACTTCTACGGTAAGGCTGTACATCTGGTGGATGGAGGTCTCTATGGCATCAATTACCTTTTGTGTGTCTGGGCTCAATTTACCCTCCTTGTTTATCGCTACCTGTGGTAGCGGGGCGGGAGACGGCTATTTATATGTCAGATTTAACGGGTTTCCATTCTTTCGACGATTCGTTTTGTCCGTAAACTCCGCCGTAAAAGTATTCTCCCGGCCAAGATAAATTACCGCCGTAATATCCATTTGATTCGTTCCGGTAATCTATCAATAGCGTACCCTTGTCCGTTTCTATCTTACAGCCGTAATATGCTACACACTCGAATCCGTCTGGTGTTCCAAGGTCCGGCATTTCAACGTCAGAAACACTTACAACCGTTGCCGGAAAACCATTAACGGGAAGCTCTACATGCTCTATCCACGTAGATGAGCAGCAATCTCCGTCAGCGCGCGCTACAATATCGCTACCGTCATCGATAAAAAATCGTAGTGCCTTCTGGTCCGACGCTATTTCAACAGAAACAACTTTTTTGCCTTCTAAAACATTCATCGTCAATCTCCTTTATCGTTTAAATGCTGGAGTGTATACGCAAGTAAACTAACAACAGTATTCAACCAAAAGGAACTTTCCATCTCCCAATTCAAAAGCCATTTTGCCGGAAAATGAGTCTCCGGTAATACCACCACCAGGTGATTGATCAATCCACTCACAATCGAATTCAGGCATTTCACAATTCTGTTGTTGAAATCCAATCAGATCATTTATGGTGACGATTTTTGGATATTCTAAGTGGCAATCGAAAAGATACTCAGATATTTTGTTGATTATTTCGAAGTCTACACCCATTTTCTGTATTCCTTTATGTTGGAAAATGCCGGAGTCAGGTTTATCCGGCTACCGGGAACCCCATCCAAAGAACGCCTATGTGAACCTTGGCCCCGTATTTTGTTTCTGCCGCCAATTGGCCGATGATGATATGTGTTGCCAAGCGGGGCGGCGACTGAGATTGCTACATGAACGCATGAACGATGGACCGGAATAACCGATCCTTGACCTGTTGAAAGCGCGGAAGATCTTCGAACGCCACCATGCAAGGATGCTCTTTTTTGTCGGCATCTTTTACAGGCCCGTATTTCCACCCATCGGCCCTCTTTTCATCCAGCCAATTATTATGGCTTGCCGCATCTCCTGCTTCCGGGTGTTCCATGTGAAACCGTACTCCGTTGATCGCACTATCGGTTTGCCATTTTGGTGCACGACTCCATTCCGGTTGCGTATCGTCTCCGATCACATCACAGTATGCCCTATTTGCCTCATGGCACACCCTTGCAATTTCAGAAACGCTCAAACCATTACCTTGTCCTTCTGATGATTCCATTTTTGATCTCCTTGAAATGTTATGTTTTTGTTGAGCTGGCTGGCGTGGATTCGAACCCCGCATGATGAAGTTACCCGCTTGGCATAGATGGGTGCCTACGAGTATAAGGAAACGCCATCTCGTTCCTTCATCCACCCAAGTCCGTCTACCATTTCCGGCACAGCCAGCTATCTACCGGCATCGGTTGGGATGCCGCCGTCTGTTTTGGTGGTTGATTTTCGCACTAAAACCCATTCGATTGGGTTTGTCATATCAACAGACCTTACAGCAGTTGCGCGCCCACCGTAATTTCCCGTCACAACATAAAGGTGATAATCGCTTTTGTGTTTCACGATATCTCCTCTTTGGAGATCGTTAAAATCTGTTGTTTTCATATCTAATCCTCCTTGGTTGGTTATTAACTCCCGTCTGCCCACCCGCAATAGATGGGCAGAAAGCAGGTAAGAACTACCCCGAAAACCTACCATGATCCTTGTACTTTTCAGGTCCTCCCGGATTTTTTTGGGCGGCCTTGCGCTCCACCTTTTTAGGCTTGGTGACCTTTAGTTGGGGCTCATCAAAGGAAATCGCATCGGGCAGCGTTCCATCCTTTTTCATCGGTGGCTGAATTCCGATCCGGTCACATCCCTGCAAATAGATGTGGCGCGAAATCGCTATTCCCTTAAATCCAGATACCGTGTCCTCTACTTCATCTCCGAGATTGATAAAATTTTCTGCCATGATTTGATACCTCCTTGGTTGGTTTAAACTCCGCTAACGGCAGATGTCGGGGTTCCAAATTTCCGTTTTTATGAAACCTCTCATAACAAGCTGCCCGATCATTCTGCGATGCCAATCAATCGCCTTTAATCTTAGTTCGTTTAAAGAGTAGTCTTCATAGTATGTCGATCGATCTTTTTTGATGCCATCCGACCTGTCGTAATAGTGAGCGTAATAGTTGAATTTGCAGCTTACATCTACGCGCATATGGTTCTCTACATAGTATTCAAGGGCCTCATCATCTGTCATAAGGCGGCCAAGGCTTTTTATGTGATTCAGAAACTTCTCTTGTTTTGGCTGCATGGACGTGATCCTTGGTTGGTTTAAAATCTGTTGTGGTTATAATATTACAGGTAGTAATTTGTATGTCAAGCTGTTTTTTTGATATTGCGTAATAAATTTTTGTTGACTTTAAACATTACTCAATGTAACCGTGTAACCATGACACTAAAAGAATATCTCAAAAAGCGTAAAATCACTTACAAAAAGTTTGCTCTCATGGGTGGATGGAACATCACAACTGTCTTTTTTTGGGTATCGGGCCGCAGGATACCAAGCATTGAGAACGCCATCAGGATAGAGGCGCTCACAAGCGGAAAGGTGAAGGCCCAGGAAATCAGAACGCCGGTTCCCATAAAATAACCATCCGGATCGAATGGGGGTTGCCATGCCAAAGGGGCAAGCTAAAAAAATCCCTGGTGGTTATTATATTATGGCGAGACAGGCAAAGGACTCTGATATTGCCCATGCACCTCCGCATGTCAGAGAAATTTGGCATTACCTGATCAGGGAAGCCAACCACCAGGGCAAAAAAAAGTATGGTGAAGTTCTCGATAGAGGACAGGTTTTAAAGTCATATGAGGATATTAGGGAAGATCTACACTGGATGGTTGGGTGGCGAAAACAGCGCTATTCAAAGGACCAATGCGAAACGGCTATGAAATTTTTACGAAAGCCGAGACGAAACGGGTCAATGGTGACCACAAGGAGAACCACACGCGGCCTTATTATAACTATCATTAATTATGACTATTATCAGAATCCTAAAAACTACGAAAGCCATAACTGTGACCACAACGGTGACCACAATGAAGCCTACAACCTTCCACAGACCCCCGACACCATAGACAAGAATGGTAAGAATGGTAAGAAAGAAAGAAGGAAAGAATACTCGTCGGATTCCGACGAGATGAGGTTAGCCTCATACTTGTTCGCCTACATAAAGAGAAACAATCCAGAGGCAAAAAATCCAAACTATCAAAAATGGGCTCACGATTTCAACAAGGCGATACGATTGGACGGAAGGACAGTTGAAAAACTTAAGGCCGTGATCGAGTTTTCACAAAACGATTCATTTTGGCAATCTAACATCCTTTCCGCATCAAAACTCAGAGATCAGTATGATCAGCTCGTTGTCAAAATGAAAAAGCCGAACACACCACACCCAACCACTTACGCCCAATGCCAGGATTTAGAACGCAGGCAGATGGCCAGGGCAACGCTCGATTATTTGGAGGGATGTAACGATGTCGAAATTGACGGAACAGATAGTTCAGGCCGAGATGAGTGCATTGAACATTGCCCTGACGGCCAGGAAAACACCTGACGAGCTGATTATTCAGGCAAGGGTGCTTTTCAACGATTGCTCTCATATGAGCGCTGAAGACTTCAGGGAGAGCGTCAAACGGTGCCGGCAATCGTCACCATACTTTCCGACTCCCCATGACGTGATGTCAAAATACCGCCTTATAAAAAGCGAGTCGGCCGCCAAGGAAGCGGCCCAGCTTCCAATGCCCGAAAATATTCCGGAAGAACAATTGGAGATCAACCGAAAGGGTATCGAGTCTGTCAAGAAAAGGCTTGCCCGAAAATTTGATATGAACCGATGAAAATGCAGTGATGGAGGCTACCAACTATGACCAGGGCGCAAAAATTCTTTCAACGATTACGTAATGAACTTGGTTTGAATATACCGGATGATGCCTACACAAGAAGGACAGGTGCAGGCAGGCATCAGAGGTCGGCAGGTGCGTGGACATCTACAATACGCAGTAAATCAAACCCAATATTCGAGATAGGCTTGTGGCGACCAGTGGCCGAGTTGGTCAGGTGTCCCAATTTAGAAACAGAAGATTATTACGGATTGAGTATCGACTGTGGATGCAAGGGCAGCCCGTGTGAGGCATTTAGAAAAGGCCCGCAGTGACCATGGGTGCGAATTAAAAAAAGGGATTTATCCATGAGATATCCAATAGCGAGAGGAAGGACCAGGCAACCGAAAAACGGCCCCAACAAAACAGAGCAGGAATACGCCGATAGGCTTGAGCAGATGCGAATGTGTGGTTTGGTTTTGTGGTACGGATACGAAAAGATAAAGCTGAAGCTGGCCAACAGAACATTTTTTACAGTAGACTTTTTTGTGATGAACAAGGACAGAGAGCTTGAGGCCCATGAGGTCAAGGGTGGATTCTGGGAAGACGACGCCAGGGTAAAAATAAAAGTGTCTGCTGAGCAGTTCCCGATCTTTAGGTTTATAGCTGCCCAAAAATTACCTAATAGCAAAGGCGGTGGTTGGAAAATAGAGGAGTTCTGATAGGACAAAATGGAGGTTAACTAATGAGACACCCATGCAATGTATGTGAGGAAGAAGCCGGCCACGAAATCGACAAGAGGAGCGCGGCCTGCAGGGCCTGCAATCTGAGGAGTGATTACGCCGACTACGCAGAGGGAAGGGTTATGAAAATTCCGGAATCCCTCAATCACTGTCTTGAAAGCGCACCTCCACCAAAAAATCCTGAACCATATGGGGACCGGCGCGCAAAAAAGCCAACCCCCGTGAAAAAGCCTATGATCATCAACGATAAGATCGATCCTACCAAACCTCCGGAACCGGCGCCTGATTCAGCTATCAGGAGTAAGGTGTGCGCAAAGTGCGGAGGAGATCCGAAACCAATATCAGAGTTCAGCCGGCATGCCACCACCAAAGACGGGTTCATGAACATATGCAAAGAGTGTCAGTGCAAAATAAGGCGAGCGCGGCCGGCCCATAAAACAGGCAAGTTCAAAATCGAAATCGACTTCATAGACCACCAGGACTTTTATAAGATACTCGAAGAACACGCAAAAAATGATCTAAGGTCTGTGAAAAAAGAGGCCCTGTATCTTTTAATCAAATCACTGCAATAGTTAGTCGGGAGGAAGGAGTACGACCATGGATTACATTCAACTTATGGGCTCAGAAGATGTACAGCGCGCTGGAAACAGTATATCGGCGGCAGCAGACCGAATGCAAAGAGCGGCAAACCAGATAAGCGAGGCTTTGGAAAAGCATTCTCAAGACATGGCCTCTATAGTTTACCGGCTTGAGAAAATTTTCGAGGACCATGTAATTGAAAACCATACAAAACAGGAGGAAAAAGATGTTCAAATTAAATAACATTAAGAATACGATTATTTTTTTTGCAGCAGCCTTATCAATCAGCATTCTTTTTGCTTGCTCATCACCAGCTGAGGTAAATGTAGCTGACTATGGAAATGATGATGAGGCAATTTATGAGGCAATATCTATCGTCGCAGATGGTGGTATTGTGAACCTTCCGCCAGTATCATACATAAACGAGCCGATACTTGTCGACAAGAGGGTAACGATTCGTGGAGAGGGTCACACAATGTCACTTTCCGGAGGTGCGGCAACCATCGCATACAAAACAGAATACTGTTCAGGGCCGGCGTTCATAGTAGTTATTGACGGGGTTGTTGTTGAAAACTTTTATTTGAGGGGAGAACCGGGGAACATTGATTGCGGAATAAGGGTTAATGCATCAAGATTCACGGCTCGAAATATGACCATATCACACATGGGAAAAGACGGCCTAAGAATAGGCGACGTTGAAAATAACTGCAATTATTGGAGATTAGACAATGTTTATACTGTCGCAAATCTCCAGCACGGGATACATATTCACTCAGACTACAGAAATGCAAATTGTGGTGTCGCAACTCTGTTGATATCGAGAGATAACGCGGTTGATGGAGTTCGCCTTGGAATCTGCACGGGTAATATATTCCAATCTGTCAATTCATCAGCAAACGGCGGATATGGTATCAGGTTCGGCGATGACGCCAGGGGAAACATAGTTATTGGTGGCAATATCGAAAGAAATGCGAATGATGCTCAGGTTAAATTCGATATCGGATCTTCCGGAAACGTTGTCAAGTATATGAGACTCGACAACGGGGAATGGTCAGATAATGGGAGCTTGAACGATATCGGTGTTGGTTTTGATTTGAGGTGATCTATGAACTGACAAAATATTGGAGGATTAACCATGGAATTAATTATTATAATGTCATTATTTTTTGTGTTTATAGGGTTTTGCTTTTTTATGATCGCAAGGGCTCATTGGGTGTATGATCTTCAGATTGAGTGGAATCAAAAAGTTTACGATATGAGGAGTGCACTAATCGGCCGAAGAGATTACAAAACTCTTGTATTGTATGGATATGATGAACTTTTCGGTTCCATTATGTCATTTAATAAGATGATGTTGTATTTCTGGAGGTTCGATCTTAAAAAAATGGTTGTCGATTTGGATAAGTTTAACTTTGTTATCAATGGAGGCAGACCATGAACGCAAAAAGGTTATTGTGTATTGTTGGTTCAGTACTTGTTGGCGCTGCGGCCGCGTGCGCTTTTTTTGGTTTTATGGTGGCAATTTCTGTTTTGTTTTGTTGGATTGCAGATAAAATTGGTGAGACAGTGAGCTTTGTAGTAGTATGTGTGTTTATTTTTTCATTTTGTATGATACCAGCAATAATGGCCGGCCAATGGTCATACAAAAAATGCTGTTTATTCTGGAGTAGCCGCAAGGAGAGGTAGACCATGACAGACAAAACAGAAAAACCAAAAGAGACAGTCACCATTGATGGGAAGCGGTATGAGGTGTTTTGTGGGTGTAATGATGAACAAAGGGCATACCTAACAAGGGGTGGCACAGCTAATTGGGAGGGATCGACAAAGTGCTCCAAATGCGGATTATGGAAGTGGTACTACCCAGACAAACCTATCCCTGAAAAACCCTACGCAATGGTCCCGCTCGGTGACGAAAGGAAAATGGAACGTGTTAATTTCGGAGATGTTTTAGAGGGTTACAATGAAAAAGGGGTATATCCTGGTGAAACAACACAATATACAGAATACACCGGAAGATTCTGTGGATTCGATCACGAAATTGGGTATTTTGTTTTAGATACATACAATTACGGTACTGTAAAGTGCAGATTCTGCCGGCGACTAAAACCAATACCACCGAAAATCGATATGCTCACACCGGTATACATAAACTCAAGCCAACGAGGTCTATTCACCGGTTTTGATGATGATGGAAACCCGACTATTGCTCGGATTGAAACTGTACCACGCATCCAGCTTCCGGACGGAACTTGGTATACATCGTTAGAAAAAAACACTTGATATAATAAAAAATCGCATTTAATATATAGGCTATTCCTTCATCCCTGGTTTCGGCCTCTCGGACCTACATAGGCCGGGAGGCCTTTTTTTAGGAGTTGAGAGTGGATAACGAAACAGACAGTCTTAGGTTTAATTTGGGGGGCTTGTCATAATGGCAGCGCCGAAATACAATTCTTTTTGGAGGCTTCGCAGCTCACACGGCAGAAGGCCAATATTCGAGACACCTGACAAGTTGTGGTCGGCGTGTCTCGAATATTTTGATGAGGTCGCAAGGACTCCTCTCAAGGCCGCTGAGCTCGTAAAATACAAGGGAAAAGCCAAGGTCAAGAACGTCAACAAAATGAGAGCGATGACAATAGGGGGGCTTTGTATTTTTCTGGACATCGACATGTCAACCTGGAAAGATTATTGCCACAAGGAAGATTTTTCCTATGTCACATCGCGAGTAGAGCTTATTATCAAGACACAGAAGTTTGAAGGGGCAGCCGCTGAACTTCTCAACCCCAACATAATCGCCAGGGATCTCGGCTTGAGTGACAAGAAAGAGCATGAGCACAGTGGAAAGGATGGAGGCCCCATCCCCATGGTAAACATGCCACCCGCATTTAATTCGATCGAGGAGTGGGAGGCATGGAAAAAATCCAAGGACAAACAGGAAAGAGAGCAGGGGTAAGGGTTTTATGTCTTTCTGGGAGCCACAACTAGGTCCCCAATTAAAGGCTGTAACATGCCCTGTTGATTTCGTTTTCTTTGGCGGGTCAAGGGGTGGTGGAAAGTCAGATTGTCTTATCGGCAGGCAGTTGAACGGAGCCGAAAAATACACAAAGCATTGGAACGGTTTAATTATACGTCGCAAATACAAAGACTTCAGGGAGCTTAGAAGGCGCTGGGACGAGCTCATATCAGAGGGGCTTCCTGCAGAGAGAACCGGTGGAGAAAACCAAACCAACTATATCAACTTCAAGGATGGCGCTATTGTCACCATGCCGGCCATCAATCAACTTCAGCAAGTCAACGACTTCGTTGGCCACCAGTACACCGAAATAAGTATCGACGAATGCACAACGTTCCCATTTTTCGTTCAGATGGTCGACAAGCTTAAGGGGTCGAATCGATCTCCCCACGGAGTTCCCTGCAGGATGTTCGGCACCGGAAACCCTGGAGGTCCTGGTCACAATGCTGTGAAGGAATATTTCAAGCTCGGGTCTGCCGGTGTGCCGCCTGAAACGATAATTTACACCGAACTTGGCGATGGAATGAGGGAAAGCAGGATATTTATTCCAAGCTTCCTGGATGACAACAAAATCCTCTGTTACAATGATCCTCTCTATGTTGCCAGGCTAAAATCTATATCCGATCCGGCCCTAAGAAGGGCGTGGCTGCAGGGAGATTGGGATGTTTTCATCGGGCAGGCATTTAATCTCACCAAGCAGTATCACATCATAAAGCCAATTCCTGTACCGGAGGGCGCCCCGATATACACCACATTCGATTGGGGGTTCGGCAAGCCATTCTCATGGGGGTGGTGGTGGATTGACAACGACGGGCGCGCATACCGTTTTGCTGAGTGGTATGGGTGTGAAGACGGAGTTCCGGATCAGGGATTGAGGCTTACCGACTCTCAAGTTGCAGAGGAGATCAACGAGAGAGAAAGAAAGCTTGGCATCAGCAAGCGAGACGTAGTTTCCAGGCTTGCCGGACCAGACTGTTTCAGCAAAAAACCAGACTACAAAGGCGGCGGCCAGGGCCCTCCCACGGCAGAGGTGTTCGCTCAGCACGGCCTTTACCTTTCTCCTGGGGATCCGTCCAGGGAATTAAAAATAAGGCAGTTTCGAGAGCGCCTGAAAGTCCCAACCGACTCAGATGGAGCCGTTATAGATGCTCCCATGCTTAGGGTTTACTCAACGTGCACAGCCTTCATTCGGACGATATCGGCACTTTGTATGGACGAGATGAACCCGGAGGATATTGATTGTTTTGTGGCTGGTACGTTGATTGATACACCTGGTGGAAAGATAAAGATTGAGGACATTTCACCAGGACAGTTGGTTTGCACTCCAATCGGCCCCCGTGAAGTAACAAAAGCATATGCTTCCGGTGCCGCTTTCACAACAAAAATAACCCTGTCGAACGGGATGTCTATTGAGGGGACTAACGCCCATAAAATATTCATAAAAGACGTTGGACTTCTTCCTTTGTGCATGGTATCATCAAACGATGAAATCACGACACAGGAGGATACAAAATGGCTGACAGCGTTGTTTACCGAGGAATCAAATTCACTAAGCGTAAAAACCGAAGATATTTTGAGTGTCATCCATATCATGCGGATAGATTTGGCACTACGCTACTCCATCGGGCTATATGGAAAGATGAGAATGGACCAATCCCGGATGGACAACATATCCACCATAAAGACCACAACGCCTCCAACAACAGCATTGAAAACCTTGAACTCGTTGATAAGGCGGTCCATGCTCGACACCATTACCAAGAACGCATTGCTGCCGGTGGGGATCTTCGAGCCTCGCTTGATTCCTGGCGTCGGAGTCAGCGAGGAAAAAGGGTTCTTAGGGGGAATATTAAAAAATGCCGTGAGAACACTCCCCAACGAAAATTTGCGTGCGCTTATTGTGGCAAATTTGCTGAAACGCGGCACCCAACAGCAAAATACTGTTCTGAAAGATGCCGAGAGCTCGCCGGGATGTTGGAGGTCTCCTGTCCCGTCTGCGGAAAAACCTTCAGAGCTAAAAAGCATAACACAAAACAGGTCAAAACCTGTAGTTACAAGTGTGGTTGGGAGCTCAGAAGAAAAAACAGTTTATAATATCACCGTAAGGCAAGCACACCTGTTTTATGCTAATGGATTGCTGGCAACAAATACAGACCAAGAAGATCATATTTACGACGAGGCGTGTCATATCTGCATGGCCAGGCCAATAAATATGCCTAATGCCAAACCCAAAAAATCATCATACGACAAACGAATCGAGAATCTTTACCGCGGCGACCAGGACGATTACGAGGAGAACGCTGCATACGAGCAGGAATGGGCCATGAGATACCTGGGCGCTGGCGAAAGCGACATAGACGCGGAGGAATACGACGATGGAGACCTTGTTCGGACAATATAAAGAAGCCATCCTGCTGCTTTTCCAGCTTGGGATCGTGACATTCTTCCTTCTGCTGGGGTATGTTCTCGGCAGAAACTCAGCAGACCGGCCAGTTGTTGCTGTTCGCCGGCCGCGGCCGATCATCGATGACCAGGTATATGACGATCTATCATTGAGTCCGTTCGATGAGGCCATGCTTGATGATGAGGAAAACGAGAAAAGGATTGCGACGGCATGATAGTATCCGAACTTATTAAAAAACTAATTGAACGTCTATCTATCCATGGAGACTTGCCAGTTGCTGTATGTGACGACACATACCCTGATATGCTCCATGAGGTAAAATCAGTAGAATTGTGTGGATATAAAGACAAATCCTTGAACATTAAACCACTGGTAATTGATACCTATAGTGGTAAACCAGAAACTAAAACACAAACCAGCTTCCAGTGCAGTTATTTTTCCAGGAAAGAGGGCCGATGGGTAAAAATACAATGAGCAACATACTTAACGGCATGATTGGAAATTTCGGCAATGATCAAATTCTATTTATGGTGAACGATCTTTGCGCGGAAGGAACGGCGCACATAATCGATACAAATCGCCTTCTCGGTGAAGGATTGGCCGGTATCAACATCAGCAAGGCCATGGGCCGTCCTCGCTTCGTGTGCGTCGCCAACAACGAAAAAGAGCTGGAAATCGCTAGAAATAAAATCATGGAGGCCGATAAGTGAAAATCCATTGTGAGATATGCGCCATCAGGGATCCGGTAACAGACTTCATGCGCCCGGGTGATCATTCGGTTATGGCCACCGCTAACGGGGTTTACCTTCCGCTCAAGGGGGCCATGTTCGGGTCTCCAAACCCAGAGAGAGGTGTGCCGGCGCCGTTTCCATCAGCACAGGACTGGAAGGATATGATTTGCCCACGATGCCGGCGCGTTCCGTTTATGTTCCTTCCGGAGGACCTGGATCGATACAACAAGCAGGGTGGTCCCGACAAGATCTTCACCGACGAAGGCTGGAAACGCCTATATGTTCGAGAAGACTACCCCGACACGGATGATGATACAGTCTGGTACGTTGCTCCCGATGATATTGATGAGGACGGCCAGAAAGAGATGGTCGTTGCAGAATCCGAGATGTCAGGTATTCCCGGTAAAGAGGTGGCCGATAAGTGCCCGAAGTGCGGAAAGCTTGAGACTGAATTCAAAAGCAAATCCGGTTTCGTCAACCATGTAAGGTTTTGCAAGAAGGGTGACTGATGGACGATAACGTACCGACAATAAATCACCAGCAAAGCGAGCTTATACCTCCGGAGGGGCATGAAAACGTAGGCTACACTGCTTTCGACATCCTTGTCGAGATCCTTGAGGACAAAAACGAGATGGGGCTTCCGGAAAAGTGGAATCGAGCGTCGGAACTCACGCGAAACAAGCACTGGAAGCAAAAAGCAGGCAAACCAGGGCTTGTTACTGCAAACCTCCTTTTCAGCCACCGCCAGCGCACGGTCAACATGCTGACCGACAACAACCCGACGTTCAATGTGTCTAAGCTTGGTTCGGCCGATGGGAATGAGGACGCCTATGACGCCATGCTGAGAACGTGCGAGCACTGGTGGAGAGACCAGGAGCAGCAGCACGTTCTCGAAATGTCTGTAGGAAGCGCAGAGGAACAGGGCGCCGTTGTCGAAAAGTGCGTGTTCAACGACGAGATAGAGTTGATCGGCGAGGTCGAGACTCAGGTGGTTCCGCTTTTCAATTTCGGTATCTATCCTGTCAAATGCACGGATATCCGAAAGGCCGAAGCCGCTTTGCATTATTATCCAATGTCTATCAGAGAGGCCAGAAGGCGATGGCCTGAAATGGCAGAGCACATTGTTGCCGACAGTGAGATCCTCAAAGAAATAGGCGATCTACGCCGCGAGATAGCCGCGAGCGCATCCGGCAAGGACAAGGGCTATCTATCAACCTTTGTTTCTGCCATCAAAAACGTTGTCAACTCTGCTGGCGACGGAGGCGAGGAGGGTGACGAGGTTCTGGTCGTTGAAGCATGGGTCAAGGATTACACAAAGGTTCCGGGACCACCTAAGCTCGACGCCGATGGAAATGCCGTTGAAGAAGTCATGGTATCGAAATACACCGGCAACATCAGAAGGATTCAAACCTGTTGTGCCGGCAAGGTCGTTCTCAGCGACATGAGCAACCCATCGATTAACCCCAACATACCCCTTGATAAGGTCGTAAACTGCTATCTTTACGATAAATTCCCGTTTTCTATCACATCCAGCATAAACAACGATGTCAGTGCCTGGGGGATGTCCGACTATGAGCAGCTCGAACAGCTCAACGTGGAAGTCAACAAGTCCCTTTCCCAGATCACAATGATGAAGGACAAGGCCAGCCGGCTGAAAATCATCAACCCGAAAGACTCTGGGGTTCCGAACACCGCCTTTACCAACCGCCCTGGGATCATCCGTCCCGCAAACGCCATGGTCGCCAACGCGATCAGGTACATGGACCTTCCGAACATACCGGCAGAACTCGTCACGGTAATGGATATCTACAAGGACCTGTTCTATACCGTTTCGGGTTCGTTCGAGATCGAGCAAGCACAGAAGCCTGGCCGGGAGGTTATCGCCTATAAAGCGATCGCCGCACTTCTCGAGCGCGCATCTACAATGCTCAAGGGCAAGATCCGGAACTACTCGAAGATGATCAGGGAACGCGGCCGGATGTTCGTCAGTCTTGCTCAGAACTGGTACACCGAGGAGCGATGGATCACCTACGAGGAGGACGGTGCCGATCAGACCATGGCGGTAACATCCTCCATCCTGCTAGCTCCTGCAAAAATGACGGTCGTGTCTGGTTCGACAATGCCCCGGGCGAAGATCCAGGAGCGCGAAGAAGCCATAGCGCTATTCAAGCTCGGCGCCATCGACGGAGAGGAGCTATTAAAGCGCCTTGAGTGGCCCGACAGAAAGAACCTTACCAAGAGATTGGCCATGGGCCCATTGGGAGATCTGCTTAAAAAGCTCGGCGCGCTGGGGGCGCCTCCGCAGTTCCTGCAGTACAGATCGGA